GCACCGAGGAGCTGGTGGTGGCTGGCCTGCGAGACTGCACCCGGCAGGCGTTCTTCGGCTTCCACGCATCACGCGGAAAGATTCCCATTTCGGTTCAAGGAGAGTTGTTTTGATGGAAAATTGCAGAGATTCCAGCGGTCCGGACGTCGGCCTGTCTGAGGGCCCACAAAAACGCGTGCGCGAGGGAGGCTCGAACTCCCTGGATCATGACGCCAACTGGCGACTTGAGCCGCACGTCTGCAAAGCCTGTTTCGGGCGCCTGGTGTCTCGGCAGCTGCTGAACGACATCCGGGAGTACCGCTGCACCAACTGCGAGACCTCAACCCAGCACACCGACGCGACTGTCGGCTGCTGCTGCGGGATCAAGATCCGCAAGCGCAACACTGTCGGCCGTGCTGGTGGGCCGATGATCGATGCGGGCATCCGCTGCATCCCCAATCCCGAGAAAAACGCTGCGTTTCCATCGGCTTACGTGGCATCCGAGGTCGTCAAGGCAAAGCGAAACTAGATTGCCAATCTTGTGACTTGGTGCGCCTCGACCAATAAAATCAACAACTTACGACGCGGCGCTGCGAAGTGGGCCCCATATGGGCCCGATGCGATCAAGTAAATCGCCGTGTAAATGCTCGGGCATTGATCAAAAATGATGGGTATACTCGGTGCTCCGAACAACCACACGAGCGAAAGGACATGAACCACGAATTCAAGCCAGGCGATCTGGCGATGATCAAGATTTGCAGGTCAATCCCCGAGATGGTCGGGAAGTGCGTCGAACTCCATCTGCGGCTCGAAGCCAATCAGCAGGTCTGGTTTGGTGGCCTGCTCTGGTTGGCTGATGGAGTACCGGCCTGGATTGTTTCGGGTGAGGGCCTGTCCCGCCTCACGGTCGATGACAAGGCCATCTCAAGCCCCTTCGCGTTTCTCGGCGAATTTCAACTCATGCCACTGCGTGGCGATGAAGACCCCGACGCCACCCTGGCGACCGAGCGCCCTGCCGACCTGGTGAGCGCGTGAGCCGGGTTTACATCTCCGGTCCCATGACGGGGCTGCCGGAGTTCAACTACCCGGCGTTCAACGCCGCCGCTGCCCAACTGCGCGCCGCCGGCTTCCACGTCGAGAACCCTGCCGAGAACCCCGTGCCGGAGTGCAAGAGCTGGCAGGGCTACATGCGCCTGGCGGTGATCCAGCTGGCGACCTGCGATCGCATCGTCACGCTGCCCGGCTGGCAGGATTCCCGCGGCGCTCGGGTCGAGGTCGATCTGGGCATCGCGCTGGGCATGGACGTGGTCGATCTGGACTACCTGCTCACGCTGCCACCCGTCGTGACGGGAGGCTCCGCAGCATGAGCCTGACCAACCTTCCCTACACCCTGCACCTGGGCGATTGCCTGGATGCCATTCGCACGCTGCCGGATAACTCGGTCGATAGCGTGGTGACCGATCCGCCCTACGGGATCCGGTTCATGGGCAAGAGCTGGGACGGCGCCGACATCGAGGCCCGCGCCGCCTACCGTGCCAGCATGCCGTCGCACGCCCCGGCCTGCGGTCCGAATGGCGGGCATCGCAGCGTCGCCGCCGAGGCTGGCAAGTACGACCTGACGCCGGAAGGCATGCGCGCCTTCCAGTCCTTCACGCTGGAATGGGCTGCCGAGTGCCTGCGCGTGCTCAAGCCTGGCGGTCACCTGTTGTCGTTCGCCTCGGCTCGGACCTACCACCACATGGCGGTGGGCATCGAGATGGCTGGTTTCGAGATCCGCGACCAGATCATGTGGGTGTTCGGCAGTGGCTTCCCGAAGTCGCTCGACGTGAGCAAGGCGATCGACAAGGCGGCCGGCGCCGAGCGCGAGGTCGTGGGTCGCAAGACCGGCCGAGCTGCCACGCCGATCCCTGACATTCGCGGCGGCAGGCTCGTCGGCGCTACGGGGCGCATCGACACCTCGGCGATCACGGCGCCCGCCACCGACGACGCTGCACAGTGGGAGGGCTGGGGCACTGCCCTGAAGCCAGCCCACGAACCGATCTGCGTGGCGCGTAAGCCGCTGGAGAAGGGGCTTACGGTCGCCGCGAACGTGCTCAAGTGGGGCACTGGCGCGATCAACATCGGCGGGTGCCGCGTCGGCGTCACCGACGAGGCCTACGCCCGCAACTGCTCCGGCGATCGCGGCGCCGCGGGCACTCGATCGATCGAGGGGCAAGGCGCAACCAGCCTGCGCGCGGGCGGCGGGTCTGCTGCCTCTGGACGCTGGCCTGCGAACCTGATCCACGATGGCAGTCGTGTCGTTGTCGAGCTGTTCCCCGCCGATGCTGGCGCCAGCTCCCCCGTGAAGGGCACCGAGCCCACGGCCAATGGCTTCAGCGGCGCGGTCGCGTACAGCGGCATGATGGGCCGCGTCGAGGGCGCGTTTCACGATGACAGCGGCAGCGCTGCCCGGTTTTTCTACTGCGCGAAGACCAGCCGGCGCGATCGGCACGAGGGCCTGGTCGATCCAGGTCCGCAGTTCAAGCAGGGCACCACCCTGCGCAAGGTCGAGAACACGCCCACGGCCGGCAACAACCACCCGACCGTGAAGCCAACCGACCTGATGGCCTACCTGCTGCGCCTGGTCACCCCGGTCGGCGGCGTCGCCCTGGATCCGTTCATGGGCAGCGGCAGCACCGGCAAGGCCGCCATGCTGGAGGGCTTCGAGTTCATCGGCTGCGAACTGGACGAGGCCTACATGGCGATCGCCCGGGCCCGCATCTCGCACGGACACGCCAAGGCGGCGGCATTGCGCGAGCTGGCGGACGCTGCTGCTGCCCTGCCGGTACAGCACGACATGTTCGGGGCTGCCCTGTGAACGCCTGCAGTTGGGTCGCACCGATGGTGACGCTGCTGGATGGCAGCCAGGTGCGCAGCGACAGCGAGGAGTGGAGGTTCGAGTGCGAGGCCCGGCACATGCTGAGCTTCCCGCTCGGGCTGGATCGGGGCGCCACCGGCGAGACCCGCAAAACCGCCCTGGAGCGCATCGGCACGAAGCGCGGACCGGACGCACGTGATGCGCTGGCGGCGAAGATGGATGCCTGCGAGCCTGACCATGTGCTGAGCCTGCCGAACAAGCACCAGCGCAACCGGTACATCGCCACCGTGCACCACTTCGTCGGCGAGAACGCGGCAGAGCACCTGAAGAATCGCGTCATGGCCCTGCACAAGGCCCGCTCCGAAAGTAATGGCAGCGCGCCTGCACCGTAGTGCATAATTGATCAATGCCGCCGTGGGCAGCACGGCTTTCGAGGGGAAAGGATTGTGACAACTGCATTGTTCGTAATTGGCATGATTGCCGTGATGGTTTCCTTCCGCATACTTCGGATCGGCCAGCTGAGTTTTCTCCGCCTATTGGCAGGACTGGTGGTCTACGGGGTCGGCGACAAGATGATTAGTCCAGGTTTGAATGCCATCGCCGCTTGGTGCAAGGCGGTTCTGGCATGAGCGCCTACGAGTTCATATCGCGAAATCCGATAACTGTCCTGCTGCTAGCCTACATCGCCTACCGCCTCGTGTTCCTCTGTTGGAACCGCTTGATGCGGCACCTGAACGTCCGCCGTGCTGGCTGGCCCCCTGCCCACCTCGACGCAGATGGCGACTGGAAGCCGGAGCCCAAGCCGGAGGCCAAGCCATGACCTGCCTGGACCTGTTCGCGCAGAACCCAGAGACCACCGCCATCATGGTGGCCGTCCTCGCGGCCTGCCTGCTCTCCTTCGCTGAAGGGGTCGCGCCGTGAATCTTGCCCGCATCCTGGACATCGTGATCCCCCGCTTCGTGACCGAGGACGTTGCCGTCAAGCAGGTCGGCCGCTCGTCGATGCACGAGATCGTCTGCTCGATGAAGGACATCAGGCCTCGCGAACGCTTCGACGGAATCGCGACCTACCGCATGTTCAACCTGTTCGGCTTCGGGTTCTTCCAGAAGCAGATCGGCGAGGTGCGCCCATGGGCCAACCCGCACGGCCGGGCTGCGCAATGAAGCGCGCCGCCATCACCAGCGTTGCCGTAGTCGGCGCATTCCTGCTGTGCGGCCTGATGTATCCGAACCACGCATCCCGCCTGAACAGCTACCGCCGCCCGTCGAGCGCCCATGCCGCTTGGGGCCGGGCATGAGCAGCGTGTTTCACGGTTCGGCCGGCGTCTACGGCTCGCACGTCAGCTCGAACTTCTACCACTCGCCGCGTAGGCCTGCGCCTGGGGTCAGCGGCAATCGCCCGAAGCTGAGCGATGAGCAGATCCTGGAGCTGCGCGCCCTGAGCGAGTTTGCCGGCTGGGACCGCGTCCGCCTGGCGACCCGCTTCGCCGTCGATATCGAGACCGTCAAACGCATCCTGGAGGGCGTGACTCGATCGCGCCTCATCGCAACCCGAAAGCACCTGCCTGCGGGCATGGAGACCGTATGACCCCTGAGCAGCAATCGCTGTCGGACCAGATCCGCGCGAGCACCGATGCGTTCCTGCGCGCTGGCGGCAGCATCACCCGTCTGAACTATGCCGGCGTGCCGGTCGACGATGAGTATGGGCGCCCTGTGCACGTACCTGCCTGGGCTGAGCCGCAGTTCGAGACCGCGAAGGAGTGGTGTGAGCGTGTCATCACCAAGCCCTTCACCGCTGAGCCGCCACCGCCGCCGCGCCACCTCGACGTGCACCTGCCGAAGCCCACTCCGCCAGTCGTCACGCCCAAGGAGAAGGCCGCGCTTGCCGAGTTCCTGGCCGACATGCGCCCGCTGAAGACCGCCTGCCTGATCACCCGCCTGCGCGCCCTGCGTGCCGACGCCCAGCGCACCCTCGCCCAACTCAACCGCCTGGTGGAGTCCGTATGACCAAGAGAAAAAAGGTAACCGTAGCGGAAACCGAAGCGGTAACCGTGCCCGACCTGACCCTGATCGCCTACCGGTTCGAGGACCAGCCAGGCACGCCGCCATGGCTGGCCGAGTCGGAGGAGTTCAAATACCTGCACCCCGTGAACGGGCGCGAGTACACCACGTCGATCCAGGCGCGCGGCGACACGAAGGAGCAGGCCACCGCCAACGCGCAGGCCCAGCTCGACGCGTTCATGGGCGACCGCGGCAACGCCATCTTCGAGGTGATCCCGTTCACCGATGACCAGCTGGCGAGGGCGAAGGCATGAGCCATAGTTTCGTTTGCGTAGGAGGCCCGCACGACGGGAAGTGGATGCCGCAGCAGCCAGGACAGGACTGGTTCAAGGTGGCGCTCTGGCCTGAGCCGATGACCTGCGCCTTCAGCGTGGAAGGTGCAGCCCTACCTGTCGATCTTGTGGTTGAGCACCGCTGGTACGTTTTGCAGGAGCATCATGTGCACGGCGCAGCCTGGGTGTTCCAAGACTGAAACCTGATATCTAATCTTGTGACTTAGTACGGCGCCGTTAACAGAATCAACGACTTACGCAAAACAAACTCAACCGGGCCCCACATAGGCCCCAACAAACAGCCCGAAATGGGCAGAAAGAGGTAACACCCGCATGAATTCCCCAGCCATCGCAAGCGTCCCGAACATCGATGACCGCATGAACCGTCTGAAAGATGTGACGAACACCATCGACAACCTGCTGAACGAATTGGCATCCCGGCTGGCGCCAGTGCTGCTCCCACAGAACTCTGCCGTAGCCGCTGGTGAGGGCGCCTCTGTGAAGGCGAAGGACCAGTCGCCACTGGCAAACCAGATCGACTTGGTTGTCGATAGCCTGGACCAGCAGGCCGGATACCTCCGCTTCCTGATCAACCGCCTCGAAGTCTAACCCCAACCCACTCGCGCCACGGACGGCCCCTACTGAGAACTACCGCTATGGACCTCGAAATTCAGAAATTCATTGCCCACGTAACCCGCTGGCACGCACATCAGACCGGTCAGCTGCAAAGCATCATCGACGCGCCGGCCGATACCCCGATCCACCTGGGCACTGGCGATGACGCCATCGTGCTGACCGGCGATCATGCCAAGGGCTTCGTGGTGGGTATCCGCATCGCCCTGTCGCTAGTGGGCACCCTGCCGTTCCACATCGAGGCCGCTGAAGGCGAGCTGCCCGCCAGCCTCAAAGACGTGCCAGGCCTTCAGATCATCGACCCGGCCACCAACTTGCCGAAGCAGTAACCCTCCCCCGCCGGCCTCCGGGTCGGCACTCCCCTCTGTCGTGACACCATCCTCGACCCAGCACTCAACTCACACGCTGGAACGATTGTGTCTGACGATACCGACTTCACCACCCGCATGGGCGCTGCGCGGATCCTGTACGAGGGTTCGCACGGCCTGACCCTCGGCGAGCTGGCCCAGATGAGCGGCCTCCCCCTGCGCAGCCTCAAGATCTACTCCCGCGACGAGGAGTGGAAGAAGCACCTGTCCACGAAGCACGGCGGCCGATCGCCGGAAGCCGAGCAGGCGCTTGCCCTGCTCCAGGGTGCTGCCGCGATGGACACCGCGGGCGAGGTGATCACCGCCGAGGAAGCCGCCGCCGTCAATGCGATCGCGGAGCCACTGCCGAACGAGCGCGAGGCGCTGCTGGCCCGCCACAAGCAGGAATGGTCGACGCCCCGCGGCATGGCTGCCGAGGCGGTGAAGATGCGCGAGAGCAACCCCAGCAAGGCATTCGAGCGCGCCAAGATGGCGAAGATCGTCAGCGAGAGCCTGACCCTGATCCAGGCTGGCGAGCGCCGGGCCCACGGCATCGACAAGGCGGACGGCAATCACACCGTCGTGCTGGAGCGGGGCGCATCGATATGACCGACATCAGCCGCATGATGGGTCTCGACGTGGACATCCCCCAGATCAAGCTCTGGCAGATCGAGCACCTGGTGGCATTCGCGAACAACTCGCGGACGCACTCCCCCCCGCAGGTCGAGCAGATCAAGGCATCGCTGCTCGAATTCGGCTGGACCAACCCGATCCTTGCAGACGACATGGGCACCGTCGCCGGACATGGCCGCACCCTGGCCGCTGCGGACCTGTACCGCGAAGGCAAGCAGATCAAGTTCCCCAACGGCACGCCCATCCCGATCGGCATGGTACCCGTGGTGGACTGCACCGGCTGGAGCAATGCCCAGCGCCGCGCCTACGTGATCGCCGACAACAAGCTGGCCCTGAACGCTGGCTGGGACATCGACATGCTCAGTTTGGAGCTGACCGACCTGGCTGCCGCCGACTTCGACCTGGGCCTGACCGGCTTCAGCGAGGACGAGCTGGCCGACCTGATGCTGCCGGCCGTGGATGAGCCGCCCGACACCGATCCGGATGAGGCCCCGCCGCTGCCGGAGATCCCGGTGTCCGTGGCTGGCGATGTCTGGGTGCTGGGCCCGCACCGCGTCTGCTGCGGCGACAGCACCAGCCTCGACGACTGGGACCGCCTACTCGCGGGTGAGCGCGTCGATGTGGTCTGGACCGATCCGCCCTACAACGTGGACGTGGGCCGGAAGAACCGCCTGATGGACACCGTCGATGGGTTGTCGCGCGGGGCGACCGGCTCGATCAAGAACGACAAGATGTCCGACGCGGACTTCGCCGAGTTCATGTCCGAGGTCTACGCGTCCGTCCTGGTGCAGATGAAGCCAGGCGCGCCGATCTACGTGGCCCACGCTGACCGTACCGGCGACGTGTTCCGCAACGCCTTCACGGCCGCCGGCTTCCACTTCAGCCAGACCCTGATCTGGAAGAAAAACAACATCGCGCTGGGCGTGAGCGACTACCAGAACCTGCACGAGCCGATCCTGTACGGGTGGCGCCCGGGCAGCAAACACAAGTGGCACGGTGGCCGGAAGAACAAGACCGTCATCGAGGTCGGTGAGGGCGGGCCGATCAGCCAGCTGGAGGATGGCCGCTGGGTCATCAAGGTAGGTGACCAGGTGCTGGTGGTCGATGGGCAGGCCACCCTGCAGGAGAGCCCGTCGTCGGTGATCTTCGAGCCCAAGCCCGCGAAGTCGGAGCTGCACCCGACCCAGAAGCCCGTCGCCCTGGTGGAGCGCATGCTGTCCAACAGCGGACGCGGCGGTGACCTGGTGGCCGATGCCTTCGGTGGGAGTGGCACGACGCTGCTGGCCGCCGACCGCCTGGGCATGTCCGCCAGGCTGATGGAGCTGGACCCCAAATTCGTCGATGTGATCGTGACGCGCTGGCAGGACTACACCGGCCGCAGAGCCACGCATGCCTCGACTGGCGAGCTGTTCCCCGGGGCTCACGAGGAGCGCCTGCCGCCCCCAGTCCCATCCGCTGATGATGAGGACGTGTTCTGATGGACAAAACCAGCTTCGCGGTCGTCGCGGTCGGCGACCTTGCTCCGCACTCGTGGGTGCGCCTGGAATGCGGCGACGTGGGCATCATCCACGATAAGGTTGATCAGCCCGACTACCGGAAGGTGTGCGTCGAGATCCCCGGCCATCGCTACCCGATGCGGTTCCTCGGCTTCGGCGAGAAGGTGGAGCACATTGTGGATAAAATGCCCACTGTGTGCGGTAGTACACGCAACCCTGGGATGCGCCTAGACATGTAATCTTGTGTGGACTTCGGGAAATGCCAACAAAGGCGGACACTTAGCGGTGGCCGCCTTTCGTTTGGGCCCCAGATGGGCCTTTCCGCCGACATTTAGGCCACACTTTGGCACACGGCGCCGTGATACCGCCAAGTCTCGTGAGCAATGGAAAAGAACTGATGAAAACGAACTGCATGATTTTTTCGGAGCGAATTGGCAGCGGCGCGCGGTGACATGAAATGTACATCACTAACAGTCTGTTAGGATCCGAAGCCACCCAGTACGAACTCAAATCTGTCACCGTCGCGGAAACCAAGCTTTACGGCGTTGATGGAGCCCTGATAACCCAGCCAACGATCTGTTTTTACTCGCACGAACCCGCGTACAGTCGGGAGGTCTGGGCTGGAAAGGCCGAACTGCGTAAGCACTGGAACGTTGGATCGGTCGGGTTCATGCCTGCGGGTGCCGAGATCACGTCCACCCCCGAACAACCCTACAGGGAGACGGCGATCAAATTCAGCGCCGGTCTGTTCGGAAAGGCGATCGATGGGCTTATCGACCCGTCACAGATCGACTTCCGGTTTGCCGACGTGACCAGCCACGTGACCACAGGCCTTGCGTCTGTAATCCAGAACCTGGCCGTGACCGGCGCCTACGTGGATGCCGAGATGCTGGTGGAGAACGTGGCGCTGAGCCTTGCCGTCGCCATCGTCCGGCAGTTCACCGGCGCCGCATCCAAGGTCTTTACCGCGCCTGATGTCGAGCTGTGCGATGGACGCCTCACCCGTGTGCGGGATTTTATCGAAGCCAACCTCAGTCGGCGGATCTCCCTGATCGAGCTGGCCGACGTCGCCGCCCTGAGCCAGTACCACTTCAGTCGGCAGTTCCAACGGAAGCTCGGGATCTCCCCGATGCGGTACGTCATGCAGCGCCGCGTTGAGATGGCGAAGGTTCAGTTGCTGCGGCCGGAGGAGACAATCGCCAGCGTGGCCTACTCATGCGGCTTCGGCGGGCAAAGCCACTTCTCGACCACGTTCAAAACGTTCACCGGCATCACGCCAGGCGAGTACCGCCGAACGCGCGGGCTGCCACACCTCGGCATGAATCCCTAACCAGATCATCAGTCTTGTGACTTGGCCGACCGCGCCCAGCAACGTCAGTGGTTTGCGGTCGGCTGGGTCGCTGCGGCCCCACATGGGCCCGCAAAACACGTCCTGATCGCCCTTTCGCGCAAAAGGGTATTGCTCAAATAAGATCAACGAGAGCATAATCCCTGCAACATCAACAACAGCGGGCATTGCCTGCGTAGGGAAAGGAAGTGGAAAGGTCTTACGGCACCAAAACCCTCGATGATAACGAGGCCGCGGTCTACATCACTGGACCTGATGGAAAGATCATCGGCCACACCGGCATAGCCAAATTTTGCAAGTCTGCCGAGGAAGCAAACGCAGTAACGCAGGCAAACGCCGATATGGCGGTGCGCATCGCGGCCTGCCTTAACGCCTGTGAGGGCTACGACACAGCGATCCTGGAGCAGCACAACCTGCTCGAAAGTGCCTACGCCGCCGAGGTTCGCCAATTTGAGCTGACCACCCAGCGCGATGATCTGCTGGCGGCGCTGGTGACTGCATCTGACGTGCTCGGCAACGTGCAAGGCGACATCAACCCCGAGCGCGGTTACGCAGATGATCTGGAAGGTGACGTCTCCTCGGCCTTTGGTGCAGCCCGCAACGCTATCGCGAAGGCCGGTCCGCAAACCAAAGGCGCAGAGGATGCTGCGCGCCGCGTGTCGGCCTGCCTTGCGGCCTGCAAAAGTATCAGCACCAAGGCGCTGGAGGCTGGCGGCCTGAACGTGCTGCAACTGCAACTCGATCGCCTCGTGCTGACACAGCAGCGCGATCGTTTGGTCGCTGTCCTGGAAGGCCTTTTCGAGATTGGCGATGTCTTCACGAGCGCTATCGAGGCCAAGGACATACATGCGTCCGACTTTGAAGTCTGGGAGGAAAAGGCTCGCGCTGCTATCTCTGGTGCGAAAGGCCCCATTCACCCAAGCCACATCACTCAGGCCGAATTTGACGCCACTCCGAAGGCTGGCCCGAGCATTGCCGAGATGCAGGCTGCCGGGCAGTTGTCAACGCCAGAGCGCTACACCCACCCTACCAAGGGCGGCGTCTACGAGAAGCTGGGCGCGATCTACGGCGCTGGGTCTCTGAAAGGCTTAGCCGGCATCGCGTACTGCAATGATGCTGGCAAGCTGTTCATCCGCGAGCCTGAAAGCTTCGCGGCCCGCATGCACCTCATCAAAGCCGATGGGGGTGCGCAATGAACCTTCTGAGCATCCTGGTGCGGGATCTAAAGACCTGGCCTGCGCAATGGGGCAGGTTCTGCGTATGGGCGATGGCCGAAGGCGCTCCGGCGGCGTGGTTCCACACCCGCCGGCCTGAAAAGATCGACGGCGGCTGGAGTGATATCGGCACGGTTGAGCACTGGCTTGGCGAGAAACCCAGCGATGACTGCGTCGTCACCATGGAGGATTGGGTCGAGGCAATCCGCGAGGCGAAGGCTCTCAATGCCGCTGCTGCCTGGACCGGCGAAGGCACGCCGCCAGCTGGAACGCAATGTGAAGTCGCGCCTGACTGTATGGCTTGCGTCTGGTCGAAAGCCACGATCCTGGCGGCAGGACCTAAATGGTTTGCCGCTGATATCGATGGCAAGCATGAGGTCCTGAGCGTAAGGAACTACAAGTTCCGCCCAATCCGTACTGCCGAGCAGATCGCAGCGCAGGAGCAACTTCACGCTGTGCGCAATGCCGCAACGGATATAGCGAAAACCCTCGCTCGTTTCGAAAACGATCTTCCTGGAGGAGCAGCTGCGCAAACAGTCATCGAGGCAATGATTGAAGCGGGCTACCGCAAGCCGGTGGCGCCATGAAGCCCATCCCTACCAGCGCAGCCGAGCGCATCGCGAAGGAGTTCGGCTACGACCAGGTGGTCATCATCGCGCGCAAGGTCGGCGACGCACCGGATCCGCATGGCGAGCACTGCACCACCTACGGAATCGACAAGGCCCACTGTGCTGTCGCGGCGCGTATCGGTGACTTCCTGAAGTTCAAGGTCATGGGCTGGGTGAAGGACGCTCCTGCCCCAGACCCGAACCGTGAAGAACTGATCAGCGAGCTGGCTGCCGAGCTTGGAACCCACGGCCTGTTCACCCCAGGGGAGCGCGCCCTTGTCGAGCGTGTCATTGACGCTGGATGGCGCAAGCAGGTGGGGAAATGACCCTGCGCACCCGGAAAGAAGCCAGCGAGCTGTGGTGCCCGATGGCGCGGACCGCGCGACGCGAGTCGGTCGATCCCAGCGGAACCACCACGGTCGTGGTCGCCGGCTGCAACACCGACGCTCTCGGCCGCAACCGCGTCCCGGCCAGCTGCCGTTGCATCACCACCCAGTGCGCGATGTGGCGCTGGAGCGAGGTCGATTCCGGTGATGATCGCCTCGGTTACTGCGGCCTGGCGGGCCCGGCGGTGCACCAATGAGCGCTGAACAGACCCCGCCATTCCTCAATAATCCGCTGATGCTTGAGCTGCTGGATATCGCCCGCACTCTCGAAGTGTCCGTGCTGCAGGCGATGGATGAGGCCGGCTGCACAGTGACGGCCTTCTATCAACATCAGGATGGATCGCGCGAGATCCTGGCTGAGCGTACGGGTGCCGATATGTTCGACACTACCAAGGCCGCGGTTTGTGCAGCTATCGAGCACATTGACCGTGTCGAGGGGTACGATCAATGACCACCTCCCGCATCACTTCAATCCGCTTCAACACCTCCCCGATCCGTAAGCAGCCCAAACGTGGCGACCTGCGCTACCTGAAGGGCCGCAAGATCTGGCAGATCCGGCAGGAGCGCATGACCGACGATCACTTCCACGGGCGCTGCTACATCGTCAGCAACGGGCGGAACCTGTGGGAGTGGGTAGACCGGGCCAGCGATCGCGACCGGCAGTGGGCGTGGTGTGCTCGCCAGGGCGATCCTGCCGACGCCGGGCGGCGTGCCTACTTCGAGGAGGGCTGCCTGTGCCTCATCGAGGGCAAGATGCAGATCCTGCCTCGGGAGAGCAACGCGAACGCCTTCGCCCGGTACATGGCCGAGTGCACCTGCAGCCGCCACCCGGAGCGCGGGTGAGCAAGAACCGTGCGGCCCATGTCAGCGCCCATTCCCGGGCGCTGCATGAGTACGCCGCCAAAAACGGCTGGACGGTGTCGATCAACAACGCGAGCCACCTGGTGCTGGAAAAACCCGGCTGCCAAGCGGTGCGGTCCAGCCTGACGCCAAGCTGTAAGTTCGCAACACGTAAGGCCCTGGCAGATCTGAGAAGGTCTGAGCGGGCCGCCAATGAAAACCAACCGCCTGAGGGCGAATGATGACGACCACTACATTGCGAGAAAAATTCGAGGCCGCCTTCCTGGAAGGCAAGTCTCGCGAAAACATCCTGGTATCCAGCCAGCTCCAGTTGGGCGCCGATGGCGAATACTTCAACCCGAACACCAAGGCTCTGTTCGCCTACTTCTGCAAGGGGGCGGCGAGCGTCGTGGTGGAGCTGCCCGAAGTCGATACTTGGTCCCACTCCTCGGAAGGGCTGACCGCATATCGGCGTGAGTGCCAGGAACACATCGAAGCCGCTGGCGGGACGGTGAAGCAATGAGGGGTGCATCGCTCCGAAGGCTGCTCATTATTGGCGCGGCGCTAAGCATTGGCGGGCAGCCCGTGGGCTTCGTTAGGACTGCGCCGAAGGTATCTATTGAGCCACGCCGCGAACCCTACCGCCACACCCCGACCCAGCGCTGGCGCCGTTACCCAGGCCAGTCGCCGGAAGCAGCTCAGGCCGCTATCGCCTCCGCTGAAGCCAAGCGCGAGCGTCGAGTTCTCCGCAACAAGCGCCTGGCTGGGGAGGTGGTATGAACCCTACCGACGAGCAACGCGCTGAACGTCAGCGCAACGGTCACATCGCCGCGCAGAACGCGTGGGCAACCCTGAGGGTCGGCGACCGACTGCGTGTCACCAAGTGCCCCGGCACAAAGCGCTGGATCACGTTCGCGGCGTGGTCCGGACAGTGGATCGTGTCGAAGTCCGGGATCGACGACTTTCACCCGATCAACGTCGATCGCCTAAATGGCGAACCAGTCAACTTTCTTACGATGGAGGCGCCATGAAGCGCACCACTACCGCTCGCGGCTTCGAGCTGATCGAGTTCGAGGACCGCTACGGCGCAGCCTGCAACATCCAGGCAAGCAGCCTGGCCGAGGAGGCAGCTATCTGGTTCGGCGTGGAGGACGCCAATCCGCTGATCATGGCGAAGGATGCTGCGCGGTGCGGTGTCCAGACCGACGAGACTGTCGGCTGGGTGCCCTACCCGGTGCCGAAGGATGTCCTGATGACAACCCGAATGCACCTCACCCAAGCGCAGGTCGCTGAGCTGCTGCCGACCCTGCAGCGCTTTGCTGCCACGGGGGTGCTGTCATGAGTAAGCAACCAACGCCGATCGCGGCGCGCAACCTGATTCAGACAATGCGCATGGTGTGCGACATCTGCGGGAAGCCTCGCGGTGGCACGCACCCGATCAAGCACGACAAGTGCTCGAAGATCCGGCAGGCGCGCGGGTTTCCGGTCGGGATCGCGAAGAAACAAGACTCTGAAGCTTGTTCGCTCCCACGGGAAAGCCCAGCAGAATAAGGGGCTTTCCGGACTTACTGACTATTTCGCTCCCGCAGGGCCCCACGTGGGCCCCACCACAAAGCAGTTGCAGCGGCATTCAGCAGGACGCTATGCTTGGGGCCTCTGAAGAAACCAGACATCTGAGGATTCCGAGATGAAGCCGATGTAAACGGGCGCGGCCCACACAGCCAATCCAGACAGCAAAACTGATCAACCAACGCCAGCAGATGCGGCGGAGTGCACAGCCAGGTAGGCTATTGTCAGAGTGCATTCTTCGAGTCGCCAGCCCGCACATGCGGAACATCTTCATCAGGGGTGCCACCCGCAGCGCGGTTCGAGTCCGCAAACTAGCCGACAGAGGCAGTGCATGGTGCAAAGGTGGTAGCCCGATGCAGATGAATGCGCAGGCTGATGCGACCAGGGAGGTTCCTCGCAAGGGAGCGGGCCCCTGAAAGCCACTGACAGTGTGGCGTGGTAGCTGGAGGGCTTGCAATCCGCCAGCGGCACCAAAGCCGGAGACCAGCACCGGCCATCTGCTACAAGCGACCGAGGTAGAACCGGCATACCGCCGGGGAGACGAGTAGGTATCACCCCGCCCTTGTGGCGCCGGATCAGGGTAACCGGCACAGCCCAGCCAACCAGCTGGGCTTTTTCATGCCCGCAGCTCGGGCGCCGTCGTGATGCCACCATCGCGTCATGAACGAACCTATCGCTGCAACGGCAGGCCCGCGTCGCGTGGTGCTGCTGGTCAAGTCTCAGAAGATCGCCCACCAGGCGGGTTACTACCTGCTCAACGGACGCTGGCACGCTGTGAAGCAGGCCAAGCCGGTTCCGAAGGGCGCCCCTGTCGCTGCTCATCCGAAGGCTGCGGGCCACTACGTCCCGATCAAGCACTTCACCGATGGCGAGTGGGATCAGCTGAAGTTGCCCGAGAGCAACAGCAACGCCGGCACGTTCAACGCCCAGCTCGAAAAGCTCAAGCAGTACAGCGAGGCCGGCGACGTCACCGCCATTCTGGGCATGCAGGTCGGCACGAACACCTATGGCAAGAAGCTCGCGCTGATCGCCAACAGCCTGCTCGAACAGCACGGCGCCGAGCATAAGGTTGCGCCAGGCCAGAAGGCCGGCGAGCACCATGCCGTGAAGGTGGTTCCGGACGATGCCGCCGCTCCGGCGGCGAAGCCCGAGCCGAGCACTTTCAAAGAGATCTACGGCGATCCCTTCAAGGACATGCCCAGCCAGGCTGAGAAGCCGGCGCCGGAACCGAAGGCAGAGCCAGTCAAAGTCGAGCCCGAGAAGGCACCCGAGCCGAAGCCAGAGCCCGCCGCCAAGCCGAAGCTCGGCCCTGTTGGCGAGGCTCTGAAGGAGGCTGTCAGCGCTCCAGCTGCCCCCTCCCTGTCCATGCCTGAGTTCGCCGAGGGCAAGACCACCAAGGGCGTCCAGAAGCACTACGAGGCCAAGGCCAAAAAGGTGCTGCGTCTGGCTGCTACCAGCGACGTGGCCGGCCTGACGAACATGCTCCAGGACGGCCTCAAGCCGAACAGCAAGGGCAAGGTCGGTAACACCTGGACCGGGAAGACCCCGAACAGCAAGGCGTTGCTCGCGCTGCATGCTGCCGCCTTGCAGCAAGCTGGCGGCAAGATGGATGCGGCCCCTGAGGCGAAACCTGCGCCAGCCCCCGCCCCAGCTCCTGCGCCCGAGCCAGCCCCGGTAGCCCCAGCAGCCCCGGCGCCGGCCGCAGATCCGAAGTCTGACCTGCTCGCCCAGATCCCGTGGGACAAGCTCAGTTCGCCCGAGGCGAAGGGTGACGGATCTCCGAACAAGGAAGGCATCAACGCGAACAAGAAGCTCGCGGTGATCAAGCAGGCTGCCGAGGCCGGCGACGTGGCCGCGCTCCAGAGCATGAAATTCGGCGTCAACACGTACGGCAAGAAGCTAAACCAGGCCGTCGCCATCTCGCTCGCGGCGATCGAGGAAGGCGCGCCCGTGCCCGTGCCCGCGACTGCTCCTGCTCAGGCACCGGAGCCTGCCGCAACTGCCCCTGTTGCCGCTCCTGCCGAGGAAGGCCCGAAGGATGGCGACACCAAGCCCGGCGCCGATGGCACCATGCTCGTGTTCAAAAATGGGCGCTGGCACAAGTCGGTGCCCACCGATGAGCACGGGGAGATGCCGCCGACGTGGGTTCCCGTCGATGACGAGAAAGGCACGCTTGAGCTGACCGATACGGAGAAACAGGCCGTATTCGACTATCTGAACAGCACCGAGAAGACCGAGCACCGGCACGAGGCAGGCAAAGCCATCTTCAAAAAGCTGCCTGAGGAGCTGAAGCAGGCGCTGAACCTGGCGGCGATCAACTTCAAGGCTGCTGCCGACGTCGAGGCCGCATCCGCGCACCCGATTGACGCCGTGCCGTTGCCGGATCTGTCGAACCTGTCCGCTCATAACCAAGCGCTGGTCATTACCGCGCTCAGCCTACTGCAAAGCCAGGTCAAGGCCGATGGTGCTGCTGCACTGAAGGGCATGACCAAAAAGATGGCCTCGGGCAAGGTGATCACCAACCTGCCCAAGGCCAACGGCAGCAAAATCAAAGTCTCAGGCGTCCACGGTAAGGGTGAGGCCTTCGACGGGATCTACGATTACGTCGAGGCGCTGAAGGCAGCTGTTGGCAAGTCTGCACCCAAACCCAAGGCCACGCCGATGTCGGCGCCGGTCACGCCGCAGGCCGATGCACCGATCCCCTCGATGGACGACTGGAAGCAGGTCGGGCCTCAGGGTGGCAGCAACCCGGGTGGCAAGTTCGTCGATCCGACCGGCACCGAGTGGTACTGCAAATTCCCGTCCGATCCAGACGTGGCGAAGTCAGAGGTTCTGGCGGCCCGCCTGTATGCGGCGGCCGGCGTGTCCGGCCAGGATGCGCAGCTGATCACCCGCGATGGCAAGATCGGCATCGCGAGCAAGTGGCAGGACGTGAAGAAGGTCGCTCCGGCGGACCTGGCGAAGACCGATGGTGTCGCATCCGGCTTCGCGGTCGACGCGTGGCTGGGCAACTGGGATGTCGTCGGCATGGAGTTCGACAACCTCCAGGTCGACGTCGCCACCGGCAAAGCCATGCGTGTCGATGCTGGCGGCTCGCTCCAGTACCGCGCGCAGGGTGGCAAGAAGGCGTTCGGCAACAACGTGGTGGAGCTGGACAGCCTGCGCGACAAGGCCATCAACCCGCAGGCTGCTGCGGTGTTCGGCAAGCTCACGAAGGCCGACATCACCGCCTCGGTCGCGAAGATCGCCCAGCTGCCGGACGCGAACATCCGCGCCCTGGTGGAGAAGTTCGGCCCGGGCAACGAGGCAGAGCGCAAGGCGCTGGCTGACACCCTGGTCGCTCGCAAGGCTGACCTGCTGACGAAGTACCCCAAGGCGGCGAAGGCGGTGAAGAAGCGCCTCGACCCGACCAGCCTGCCCGTTCCCGAGGAGCGGCTGCCGAACGCGCACGACTTCAACAACTGGCTGAACTCAGGCAAGCCCCTGTCGAGCCAGGCTCACGTCAACGCGGCGAACGCGAACGTCGAAAAGCAGATGATCGCGCTGGCGAAGACCGGCAACCTGGTCGAGCTGAAGAAATTCCAATTCGACGCGATCGACAAAGCCACCGGCGAGGCGACTGGACACACGATTCCGATCGCAAATCACCCATCCAAGCACGTCGTTCAGATGCACGCCGACCTGGTGCAGATGCTCGATGAGATCGCGAACCCGCCGCAGCCGCTCAAGATCTTCAACGAGACCGAGGTCGGCACCCTCAACGAGCTGGCGGCAGCCTTCCCGTCTAAGGCCTTCGGCACCACGGCGGCATCGGTCCACTCGAACGAGAAGCTGGGCTTCTGGGTCGTACTCGGCGGCGCGAACGGCGGCAGCAAATTCAAGCCTTCTGTCGTGAAGGATTTCACCAGCACGATGGTCGCGGCGGGCAAGGCCAAGTTCAAGGAATGCTTCGGCCTGGCAAAGCACTTCATCCACTCGGTGCAGGCGAGCGGCAGCTACAACGACCTGTTCCGCGAGGGCAAGTCACACGACCATCAGGGCAACCTGTTGTCGGACGTCGCCAAGGCCGCGGAGGCGTATGCCACCAGCCACGATGAAGGCACCTCGGTCTATCGCTGGCAGCACATGCCCGACGAGATGGTCAAGAAGATCCTGTCCGCTCCGGATGGCACCGTGTTTCAGGCCACCGGCCCGATGTGCACCAGCTACTCGCCCACCGCGACCTCGGGCTTCGGTACGCACCGCGTGACAATCCGCTACGCCAAGGGGGCCAAGGCGGTCGAGAGCTTCGGCTCTGGCGGGTTCGCTGGTGAAAAGGAAGTTACCACGCTGCCCAATAGCCGGTTCGTGATCCTGTCTAAGCAAATGGTCCCTAACGAGAAGAACCCAAGCAAGCAGCGATTGGAGCTGGAAGTGCTAATGCTTCCTCCGGATCTTGGGTTATAATCCTGACAAATTTGAGGAATGACCATGACAGATCCGCGTGAAATTGAGGGTAGCCCCGAGCGGGCTGCCGATCGCGGTCGTGCTGAAGATCTCGGTTTCAGCATGTCCGACCGCCCCTCGCTGGGCAATGCCGATGTCGTTCGCGGGCTTGTGTCCGAGTTCGCCGGCAAGGTCGTGGACGTGCGCAAGGCGTACAACCAGGACAAGTTCACTGGTGAGCAGGCGCAGGAGCGTGTTCGCGCGCTGGCGCATCAGTACGGTGATATCGTCATGGGCCGGAACGGCGCCTATGATGCCCTGCCGTGGAACTCGCCTGCGAAGCTCGGCCTGCGGATCCGCCTGGTCACCCCCGAGATCGAGGGCATCACCGACCCTGGCGAGCTGCTGTTCGTCACGGTCGGCACGTCGCTGTCATCCCTCGCCGCGGCGCATGAAGCTGGCCGCCTGACCGATGCGGCTGCCGAGAGCCACACGAAGGAAATGCTCGAGGATACCGCCAACCTGATCCTCGGTGTCCGATGAGCAGTTCGTTCGAGATGCAGATGGAATTGCTCGGCGCCGCGCCGTCATCTGCGGAAGCTCTCGTGAAAAGCCGCATCCCTGGCTACACCAAGCGTGACGGCACCTACGTCAAGCCGCACAGCCGGACCGGTGAAGCCCATGCGCACGTTGCCCAGCAGCATCCCCGAGCTGGCGAGAAAGGCGAAGTCGTCGTGGTCCATCAGCCCAGTCACGCATCTGCTGTCAGCACGTGGCACAGCCCGAACGCCGTTGCGACCTTCCTGCCTGACGGAGACGTCCCTGCGTCTCTGAACGGCATCCAGCTGCGTCAGTGGAAGGACCACCCGACCACCGCCGAGGGCTGGGACTACGTGGACGGGGTGAATGACGACCTCGTCGAGCCGAAGTTCAAGCTGCCCCCGGGCAAGAAGGCGGCGTCCGGCGTGATCATCCAGGAGCCAGACGGCCGCGTTTGGCTGGTGGCTCCGACCAACGCGTTTGGCGGCTACGAGGCCACCTTCCCGAAGGGCACGGCCGAGCCGGACCTGTCTCTCCAGGCCAACGCCATCAAGGAGGCGTTCGAGGAGTGCGGCTTGCAGGTGGAAATCACCGGCCTCCTCGGCGACTACGAGCGGACCACCTCGGTCGCCCGCATGTACACCGCAAAACGTGTGGGCGGGACGCCGATCGCCATGGGCTGGGAGAGCCAGGCGGTGCACCTGGTGCCGAAGGACAAGCTCTACGACGTGCTCAACATGTGGTCAGACCACAGTATTGTTGAAGATATCGGCGGCGGATCGGCTCCTGCCGCAAGTAATAAGCAAGTAAAGGGTAATACACCTTAAAAGCTTGCGCCGTTGATCAAATTTGAATAAGCTACTCCCATCTTAAACGAACAAGGGGTTGTAGCTTATGTGGATCTGCCTATCCGATGCGTTCCTTTCCATCGTCCATAAGGATTGCGAGCCTGACGAACTGCTCGTTCGCGCTCGTCGTCAGGGCGATATCCAGAAGGTATTCCCTGATGCCAAGGTCAAGAAGACCGTCGGCAACGACTACCTGTACCGCGCTGTGATCAAGCGCACTGTTGTGGCCGAGGCCATGACCAAGCTGACTATGGAAACGATCGACTACCCGAACTTCAAAAACACCGTCCGCGATAACAAGCTGCACAGCGCGTTCAATGCCATCTGGCACACGATCGCGAAGCTGCAGGTCATCGCGCCGTACAGCCGCCAGTCGCGCCAGCGGGGCCTTGGCCTGTGAACATTGCCGAACTGGCCGCATCGGGCGCCCTGTTCGTAGCCAGCCATTCCGGCGGCAAGGATTCTCAGGCCCAGCTGATCCGCCTGCTCGAACAGATCCCGGCAGCCCAGATCGTCGTGGTTCATGCGTCCCTTGGCGCGATGGAATGGCCTGGCGCCATGGAGCTGGCTCGCGATCAGGCCGAAGACGCTGGCCTTCCATTCATCGTGGCGAAGGCTGAGAAAACCCTGCTGGACATGGTCGAGCGCCGGTTCGCGAACCGTCCCGAAGTCCCGAGTTGGCCGTCCGCCTCCCACCGTCAGTGCACTAGCGACCTGAAACGCGGCCCGATCCAGCGTGAGGTGCGCCGCTACGCGAAGGCGAACGGATTCAAGGTGATCGTCAACTGTCTGGGCCTGCGCGCGCAGGAGTCGCCCGGCCGTGCCAAGCGGAAGGAGTTCAGCCGCATGGGCATCAGCAACAGCGTCAACACCTGGTACGAATGGCTCCCGGTGCACGATCTCTCTGTCGCCGACGTGTTCGGCATCATTGAGGGTGCCGGGCAGAAGCCGCACTACGCCTACGCTCTCGGCAATGAACGGCTGAGCTGCGTGTTCTGCATTATGGCGAGCAAGCGTGACCTCGCTAACGGTGCGGCCAACAATCCCGAGCTGCTGGCCCAGTATGACGCGCTTGAAAAGCGCACCGGTTACACGATGCACATGAGCCGAATCCCGTTGGTGGAACTAGCGTCTTAAATAACCGCCGAGCATCGCCCGGCCAAGGAAAGGGAAGTGAACGAACCAATCAAGATTGACCTCGACGCGATCGAGGCAGCGGCAAATGCCGCGGGTGGCGCTGAGTGGATGTTGATCGATGGCGAATCCGGCATCGAGGCTGATAGCCGTTTCATCACCAGTGATGATCGCATCGAAAACAACAAAGTGCCCCTTGTCGAGATCCACTATGGGCATCCAGACGCAGGCATGGGTGAGCCGTTCCAGAGCGAGCAGGTTTCAGCCGGCGAGTTCATTGCGGCTGCCAACCCAGCTGTCGTGCTTGAGCTGGTGCGTCGCCTGCGCGCGGCCGAGACTTTGTTGGCATCACGCATTGAACAGCTACCGTCCGAGGCAAAGGTGGTCTGCGTCTTTTCCGACATCACTCCTGAACATAAGGCTCAGGCTGAGGAATTTGCCGAGGCCATCAAGAAGCGCTGCACTAGCGGCCGCTGGACGCTGGTCGCGTTCTTCCCAACCGGCGCCGACATCACAGCCCTGAACGAGGAGCAGATGCGTCAGGCAGGCTGGATGCGCGCTGATAGCGAGCGCCTATCCGTCCCCGATATCCTGCCGAAAGTCCGCGCCTATATGGATAAGCACCCTACTGGGGGAAGCCTGCACATCGTGCTTGAGGATCAAAACGTCCGCGATAGCGATATCCAGTTCTGTATCGACTATGCGGAAGGTAAGGGTGACGCCGAGGGCGCTGAAATCGGGCGGGCATTGCTTTCGATGTCGAAGACCCAGCGCTTGAAGATCGCCTGTTCCTGCTGACCCCTGATCCGCCATCTCATCGCAAGGTAACAAGGCCAGCAACTTAGCCGTTAACGGCATATTCCGGGCGCGTATCGGGCGCCCCAACAACCAAAACGAGGGACAAACCCGTGAGCATCAATCTGCAAGGCCACATTCTAAATCAGCGCCAGCTCGACGCGATCGTGCCAGTGATGAACCAGCTTATGCAGGGCAAAGTGAGCCAGAAAAAATTCGAGGCGAAGTGCGTTGAAGCTTTGGAAGCCGCTGGCTGCCCGCTGGGTTACGACGTCAGCATGCCTGGCGCAGACGAGTCGGTCGAGGTTCGTGCGCGCCGCTGGATCGTCGATGGTCGCGTTGGCAGTTCGTCGAAAGCGATCTGGTCGCACATGATGGGCGTGCCAGGACAGGACATGAGCTACCCGTCTGATCCTGATGACCTGAACCGCTGCTTACTGCTGTTGCAACTGATACCCGAGTGGCACCCGCGCATGGCGGAAATGTCCGTGCACGGTAAAGCGTGGGCCGGTCTCGCCGGACAGTGGAATAAATTGACTGTGCTGTTCCTGGATGAGGTGGGGTTGAACTGGAGCAAAGGCACAAAGCTGCGCGCTACCAAAACCTATGAGCTGATGAAGCAGCTTCAGGGGCGCACATGACAGCCACATCTCAAGAACAGTTCGAGCAGAGCTACAGCGAATACACCGGTCACCCGCTCGAATTCATTAAGTTGGCCCGCCAGTCCAACGACAGCTACAGCGTGCCGCGCATTGCGACGGCGTACACCTGGTGGAAGCGAGCGCGCGAGGTCCAGCCAGCATGATCGAAACCATAGAGATCCAACGCATCAAGCACTTCGCCGCCAACACCGCCGGCCGCGACTTCGCCGTGGGCGACATCCACGGGCACTTCACCCGGCTCCAGGCGGCTCTGGACGCGGTCGGGTTCGATCCAGCTGTCGATCGGCTGTTCAGCGTTGGCGACCTGGTTGACCGCGGGCCCGAGTGCCTGGACGTGCTGGATTGGCTGTCCAAGCCGTGGTTCCACCCAGTGCGTGGCAACCATGACGACTACGTCTGCCGGTACGACACCTGCGATACAGGAAACTGGCTGTTCAATGGCGGCATGTGGTTCCAGGGGCTGCCGTCGTCGGAGCAGGCGGAATACGCGGTCATGTTCCGCGAGATACCAATCGCGATCGAGGTAGAAACGCCGCAGGGCCTGATCGGCATCGTGCACGCTGACTGTCCGTTCCCATCGTGGGACGAGCTGCGCCACGAGCTGGAAGCGCCGGAGAGTAATAAGCGGCTGAAGCAAGTGCAGAACACCTGCATGTGGTCGCGTACCCGCATCGAGCACGGCGAGACGCATGGAGTCGATGGCATCTACGCCCTCGTGGTTGGGCATACGCCGCTGCGTTCGCCAGGACTGCTCGGCAACGTCATATTCATCGACACCAAAGGGTGGAGACCTGACGACGACGGCTACTTCACCCTGCTGAACCTGACCACCATGGAAATGGTCCCGCCAGCGCCAGCGAAGCTGGAGTGGTAGACAGACCCGCTTCGGCGGGTTTTTCTTTGCACGCTGCCTGCAAGGTCGTTGCATGCTTCTACCTGTCTGCTATGTAGCTGCAAGCCGGCAGCAATCTCGCAGCCAGCTTGCAGAAAGTTTGCAGCATGACCGCAGTCGTCGCGTTCGTTAGTCAGAAGGGTGGCGTCGGTAAGTCCACCCTCGCTCGGGCACTCGCCAGGGAAGCCGCAGCCGGCGGCCTCAAGGTGAAGGTCGCTGACCTGGATACCCAGCAGGGCACCTCGGTCGATTGGCAGCGCATCCGCCTTCACGCGGGCCACGAGCCTGCCATCTCGGTCGAATCGTTCAAGACCGCCGCGCAGGCACTGGCCATCGCCGGTGACTTCGACCTCCTCATCATCGACGGCCCCGCCCGCACCAGCACCGCGACGCTGGAGATCGCTCGTGCGTCCAACCTGGTGGTGCAGCCCACCGGCGCGTCAGTGGACGATCTGCGGCCGGCAGTTCGCGAATTCCATGCCCTGGTGAAAGCTGGGATCCCCACGGCGCGCCTGGCGTTCACGCTCAATCGGGTCGGCACCGACGCGGAGGAAGTCGAGGCGCGTTCGTACCTGAGCGAGGCAGGCTACCAGGTGACTGATGGCGTGCTGGTCGAACGCCCGGCGTACCGGCAGGCGCAGAACGTGGGCCACTCCATCACGGAGACCCGGTACCCGAAGCTGAACACACGGGCGGATGCGGTGATCCAGTCGCTGATCGATAGGGTGGTGCTCAATGGCTGATCTGTCCAAGCTGAAAAAGCGCGGCACGCTGGGCGCCCCTCCCAGCGAGGACGAGGCCAGCCCCAACCTGGTGGCGCCCGAGGTGGCGCCGGTCGAGCCCCAGCCAGCCAAGCGTCGGGATGGCCGGAGCGCTCGGCGCACCAACCGAACGATGCCATTCGCCACCCGGGTTAGCCCTGACTTCGACAACCGGATCAGGGATATCGCGGAGCGCGACGGGCTGCTGCTGGTCGAGCTGCTGGAGCGAGCGCTGGATGCCTACGAGCGCGAGCAGAATGCTGCAGGGTAGCGGCAAGCTTGCAGCAAGGTGGCTGCAAGCTACGAGCTAGATGGGGCGGGTCGTGATGCGACTATCGCCCCATGGCGAAATTCAAAATCACACTGCCCCCGCTGCACCCCGTCCAGCGCAAAATCACCAGCCGGCCGAGCCGTTTCAATGCCATCGCCATGGGCGAGCAAGGCGGGAAAACGACGCTCGGCATTGACGTGCTCATAGCATCCGCTCGGGGAGCGCTCGCGGGTGGCGCGCCAGTCGCGTGGTTCTCGGCCACCAAGGATGACCTCATCGTAGCGCGGCGCCAGATCATGGCCCTGCTGGACGGGTTCATTCTCCAGCGTCGTAGCGATACCCGGGTGGAGCTGAAGAACGGCAACACCATCAGCTTCTACTCTCTGGATGAGCTGTCCGACGTGACCGCCCAGTTCGGCCTGGTCGTCGTCGATGACGTGCGCAAGGTCGAGGGCTTCCTGGATTTCTGGGAAGACATCCTCTCGCAGACGCTGAAGGTCCATGACGGGCAGGCCTGGCTGCTGTCGGGCGCATACGGCAAGCGCAACGACTTCTATCGCCTGTTCCAGCGCGGCCTGGCCGATCCCAAGGAGTGGTCGTGCTGGCAGTACGATTCGTTCTGCAACCCGCACCTGTCCGATGAGACCCGAGAGGAAGCCGACCAGGTGCCGGAGCCGGAGTACCGCCAGCGGTTCGGCGCCGAGTTCCTGGAAGTCGCCGTCGAGCTGACCGACGCGCAACGCATCATCGGTCCGAACGAGCGGTTCATCGACTGGTGCGAACGCCTGGAGGCGGAAGGCCTGAAAGTCGATGGCGTGCCCTTCACGCTGTCCGATCGGCCGGCAATGCGGTTCATCTACGAGCTGATCCCTTCCACCAGGGAGGAGGCGTTCGAGCGCATCGACGTGATCATGAAGTGCACGCAGGTTGGCTTCACCGTCATGGAGATGCTGGCGGCGCTGTACCTGGCCCTGCGCTTCGCCCCGACGAAGATCGGCATGTTCATGCCGTCCACGTCCCTGGCCGCTGGTAAGTCGTCACAGCGCTTCCTGCCGATCACGCGAACCATCCCCGCCGTACAGCGCCTGATGACCGAGAAGCACGCCTCAGGCGGTCGTGGCGGCGAGGGTAACGTGATGATCCGGAACCTCGGGCCGTCGCGCTTCCACTTCCTGTGGACCTCTGGCGCGACCGCGACCGAGTCGTTCCCGATGGACGTCATCTCGTTCGACGAGGTGCAGGAAATGCTCATCGCCGACATGGAGAAGGTGGTCGAGCGTCTGTCCGCGTCGAAGCTGAAATACACCCTGATGGGCTCGACGGCGAACTGGCCGGATAGCGACATCCATTGGTGGTACATGCGGGGCACGCAGCACCAGTTCCACACCGAGTGCCCGTGCTGTGGCGTGGGCCAGGTGCTGGATGAGCACTTCCCCGAGTGCATCCAGTTCGACCCGACGCACCCGAAGCGCAACCAGCGCGGCGGCGGCAGCCAGCTCGGCGAGTTCCGCTACCAGTGCCACTCCTGCAAGGGCTGGATCGATGACCCGCAGGTGGGTCAGTGGATCCCGAAGAACCCCACGGCCGAGATCCAGTCGGTTCACTTCCCGCAGTTCCTGTCGCCGACCATCACGCCGCGCAACATCATCGAGGCGTACCGCAACAACGACAGCATGAAGGGCTTCTACAACCGGAAGCTTGGCAAGCCGTACACCGACCCATCGCAGGTGCCGGTCAACCTGGAGATGCTGAACAACTGCGCGCGCGAAGGCATGCGCCTTGGCGTCGTCTGGAAGGATCGCGCCCGAGGTACGTTCATGGGCATCGACCAGATGGGTGCCTTCAACGTGGCGATCCTGAAGGAGCGTCTACCGAACGGTAAGCAGGCCGTGATCCACATCGAGTACATCTTCGATGCTGACCCGTTCATGCGATGCAGCACGCTGATGGATATGTATGGCGTCCAGTGCTGCGTGGTGGAGACCCTGCCGAACTTCAACGACGCGCATCGCTTCGCACAGCGGCACCCGGGCAAGGTGTTCCTCGCCGGCTACGGGAACATGGACGGCAACATGATGATCTGGGGCGACACGCCCACGTCCAACCCGTCAGATCGCCGAACTGACGAGGAGGCCCAGCAGAAATACACGGTTCGCCTCGACCAGTTCAAATGTATGCAGACGTCGATGGCCCGCTTCGCCACTCAGGCGTGCGTGTTCCCCGATCCGGATGGGCTGGTCCAGGATTACACGGAGAAGGGCGTAACGACCCGCGTGGCGGTCTGTAAGGAGGTCGCGTTCTTCCACTTCACGCGCACGGCGCTGGTGGTGGAGAAGGATGAGGACGAGAAGAAGTACAAGCGCAAGGTGGTGAAGGTGGGTATCGACCCCCACACCAGCTACGCGAACATGCTGTGCGATGTGGCCTGGTCAAGGGCTCACGGCACCAGCACGTTCATACTTCCGGATGTTGAGGGGAAGACCAAGGATCTTCGGCTCAACGCCGTCAAGGTGCCTGGCCTGGCCGGGAAGATGATTGAGGAGATCAATCAGCTGTCGGGCGACGTCTGTGGGCGCTGCATCAGCCGAGATCCTGACACTGGCATGTGCTCGGAGCTGGAAGCAAGGACGCAGCCTTCTGACCCCGGATGCTGGGCGTTCATCGCCATCCAGTCGTGAGGTCAGACTGGTCATCTCAACAACACGAGGTGACCAGCATGAAATGGTTCTATTACCCCTTGGCGCTGCTGCAGGCGATCGGTCTGATCCTGCTGCGCATCGTTCTGATCGTTGCAGGCATGGTGGTCGTCCCGATCGCGCTGCCGTTCCGCGTCACCGACGCGAGTACCGCGAAGCCGTTCACTGAGCAGCCTGGCACATGGGTGCTGGTCACCTTGCCGCGCTGGGCCTGGCTGTGGAGCAACGACCGAGACGGTGCGATGGGCGATGAGCGAGGCTGGTGGCACGCGAATGCCCCGTTCGGGCTCGGCGCCGATCATTGGTTCTCGCAGCTGGTGTGGCTGGCCTATCGCAACCCAGCGAACAACGCGCGGTTCACCCGCTTCATGGGGTGCCCCGTCACCGAGTGCAGCTACGAGTTCTTGGGTGATGCGGTGGTGAAGGACAAGCCAGGCCTCGGGGGTGCCCGGTTCCTCGTGGCGACGCACAAGGAAACAGGACGCCGCTATTTTGGCTTCTACGGCGTGAAGACCTGGAGCGACGAGCGTGCTTTGGTAGTTCAGATAGGGTTCAAGGGTGAGCCGTCCGACTGGGCGGAGGACTATACGGGCGACGAGAGCCGCCAGTGGAAAGGTCTGACCTGCGAGATCAACCCCTGGAAGAACATTGCGTAATGGGACGGGGCTTCGGCCCCGTTTTTATTTGATGTCGGACACCATGAATGGGCCCATGTAGTTGCCCCACTCGGTGAAGCCCGCGAGTTTCTTGAAATTCCCCGCGTCAACCTTGGCGTAGTCGAACTGTCTGGTCTGCTCGTTCAGCGACGAATATTCTACGGCGCCGTCCCGGTTCACCACCCAGCACCCAACGCTCGTGCGCTGAGTCGAATTGGGGTCGCCGACACGGGTGACCAGGATTCTGGCGGCGAGCTTGCCGAACTTGCAGGCGGTGTAGGCGTCAGCCTTCTGATCGCTGAGCTGGAGCTTCACTTCGAAGCCGTTCTCGACGGTGGACACCTCGGCAATCGGGCCGGCGGCAAAAGCTGAGCTGATGCCGGTGAGCATGAGTACGGCCAGGATAGCGATGCGCTTCATAGAACCTCCAGAGTGGTGGACGTAGCGGGTCAGTGACCCGCTGTCGATGAGTTTAGCGTCACTTGGGTGTGGGCGGATCAGGCGGCGACCACCGCCGCCTCCGGCTCGCTCATGTTTGCGCGTACCAGAGCAGCAGACAGCGGCGGGCAGACGCTGTTCCCGCACATGCGAACCTGCGAAGCCTTGCTGAGCGGCTTACCTGTGGCCGGGTTGGTGAAGTTGTGGATGTAATCTTTCGGGAAGCCCTGAGCAGCGAACAGCTCGTGAGGCTCAAGCATCCGCATGCCGATATCGACGATCTGCCACGGCTCGCCATGGATCAGCACCAGGCCAAACCGCGGCTTGGATGTCACGGTATGCAATGGGTCGCTGAGATCCTGTCCGTCGACCGCGCTGCCGAAATATTTGATCAGGAAGGCGCGGACCTCGGCGAGGTGGTTACCCTGCGCGCTGATGGTTGCGGCCGGCTCGGTGACTGGCTGCCCGTCACGGCAGGTGCCGCGCAGTTTGACGAGGTTGCTGGAGACCAACGCGGCCTTGCCGCTACCGCCGGCTGTTATCGAGCCCAAAGGCTCATCAGCGCCATGGCCCACGCTCTTTCCAAAATCGCGCTGGATGTGTGCGGTAACCAGACTGTGGTGGTCGACGCTGGTCACGGTGCCGATCGGTGACTCCAGCTCGCTGCCGACCACGCCGGTGTAGTGTTTGGCGAGGAAGGCACCAACGAGCGCGGCTTTCCCCCCACCGGCGACGACTGTTCCCAGCGGCTTGTCGAGGCCTGGGACACGAGGCGCCTGGCCCTCACGCTCGCCGTAGCCGACCTGCACCAGCGTTGGTGACACCACGGCGAAGTGTCCTCCCTTCGTCTGGGCACAGATGGTCCGCAGCGGGTCGTCGGCGGCCATGTTGCGCTGGCTGCTGCCGTTCGCGTGCTCGGTGATGAATGGCGCAAGCTTCGGCACGATGACGCCAGTGCCAAGCTTGCTGGTGATGGTCTGCAGCGGCTCGTCGATCGGCTGACCGCGGAACGCATCGTAGCCGTGGTTCACCTTCACCAGGAATGGCGTCTCGGCATTGACCACGTAACGCATGATGCCAGCCGCGATCCGCCGCATCGTGTTGTCGGCGAGCGGTCTTTTCCGGTCGAAGATCGAGGGGCACGGCAGGGACCAGTCGATGATATCGGCGGCCGTCTTCCATGGCATCAACAGGCCGTCACGCACCGCCTGGCTGGTCGGTTTCCCGTGAGTCGGCTTCGGCCAGACAATCGGCAGGCCGTCGCGACGAGCTACCAGAAACAGGCGCTTACGGATGGTAGGCGCACCGTAGTCGCAGGCACGCAGCTCCTTCCACTCTACGGCGTAGCCATGGCGGCGGAGGGCGTTCACGAAGGAGTTGAAGGTGCGGCCCTTATTCTTCGGGCAAGGCCTGCCGTCGTCAGCGATCGGGCCCCAAGTGACGAACTCCTCGACGTTCTCCAGCATGATCACCCGCGGCGCCACGGTGGCCGCCCAGCGCAACGTGACCCATGCCAGGCCACGGATCAGTTTGTTGACCGGCTTGCCGCCCTTGGCCTTGCTGAAGTGCTTGCAGTCGGGGCTGAACCAGGCCAGTCCGACCGGACGCCCGCCAGTGACCGCTACAGGGTCAATTTCCCACACGGACTCGCAGAAGTGCTTCGTGTGAGGATGGTTGATCTCGTGCATGCTGATGGCTTCGAGATCGTGGTTGATGGCGATATCAACGGGGCGGCCAAGGCCTTCCTCGATGCCGGTGCTGGCACCGCCGCCACCAGCGAAATTGTCGATGGCAAGTTCGTGGAAGTTGAAGCCGGCCTGCGGATGGATCCGGAAGCGGTTGTTGTCGTTCGCGTGAGTACGTGCCTTCACTTTCTTTCCTGAGCAGGGCGACGCCCCGCTGTAACGTGATCGTGGGATGCCCGGCCGTGACCGGGCGGAATGGATCAGGCCAGCACGACTTGAGGCTTGTGCTGGCGGGCGTAGTGGCGGATCAGCAGGGCGGTGATCAGGATGCCGCCGCCGATCGCGATAGCCACGATCAGGATCACTAGGGCGACCTTCTGATCATCCTTGTCGCCGCTGAACATATCGGACACCTTATCGAAGGCGTCAGGCACGTCGCTGAAGGCGTTGTACAGGTTCATGCCACTGGCGAACGTGTTCCAGGCAGCAACGCCCATGTTTGCGATGCTGCGCTCACGCCACGCGGTGATGAGCGAGTGCACGGTGATGATCAGGCCGGTGCCGATCGCGGGGAAGACCACCAGCAGATACCAGAGGCTCGCGGCGCCATCGGCATACTTCACTGGCAGGTAGCCAGTCGCGTAGGCCGAAAACACCAGCAGCAGCATGATCACCGAGCTGAAGCCTACGGCCGCCTGTATGGCGCCGCACCAGGCAAGCGCTCGCATGAAGCCGCCCACGAATTTGCTCTCGTGCCAGATCGAGCCAACGACCCGACAGTTCCACCAGCTGATCACCAGGTTCAGCACAAGCAGGCCGAAGATAAGTATTGAGGTCATGGTTGAATCCACGTTATTGGCCGCGCTTCGGGGCGACTGTCCGTGGAGCAATAGTAATTGATCATATTTGATTATTGCAACAGCAATATAAGATCAATAAACGTGCCAGCATTTATCGTGCCAAGTCGTGATGAAAGGATTATTTTACGAACCTTAGCAGCGTGCATCATGAACTTCGGAAGCAAAACCATCCCTGCGGGACAGACCTTGACCATATCTGACGTCCCGGCCGGTACAGCGCTGGGCGTGAACCCGGGTCCAGGCGGGACAATGCGGGTGCAATATCGGATCAGCTCGAACGGGCAATTGTTCGACTGGCCATCGGGCCCGGTGACCGCGCAGATGTCTGACGTAACTGGATCGCCCTCATTCCAAGTCGTGTTCTCGGCGCTCGATGCGGACGGCTTCGCGGAATGGAACTCGCCGAAGCGGCGACCATAGGAGGCAGACCCATACCAACAATATTTCAGCGCGGATCTGCCTCCCTCATGGGCGGCGCCTCCGCGAGCAAGCGCGGCATGTCAGGCGGCGTTCCGGCCCCGAGTGTCGGCGATCAAAACATGTTCCTCCGTGGCGATGGCACTTGGTCGCCACCGCCAGCAGCTGATGCCGCCCTGAGTGTCGATGACCTATCCCTTCCCTTTGACCCCGTTGCAGCGTTCGAGAACGCCATAGGCTGACCCATGTCTCTCGTTACCCAAGTCCAAAACCTGATCACCCGCACCGGCACCGAATTCAAGTCGGTGCGGGCGGCGATCGGCAATCTCGCCAATCTGACCACTTCGGCAAAAGGAGATGTGGTTACGGCAGTGAATGAGGTCCGCGCGCTGGCGAACAGTGCCGCTGGCATGATCAACGACTCGGCAGCCTCGACCGGGACAACGTACTCAAGCAGCAAGACCGACGCCCAGATCGCAGCAGCGCTCGCCGCCTTCACATCGGGAGCGCCGGCCGCGTTGGACACCTGGAACGAGTTGGTAGCCGAGCTGCAGAAAGATGCGACGGGCATCGCCGCGCTCACGGCAGCGCTGGGCAACCGTCTGGCGACAGATGCTGTGCAGACCCTCACGCCGCAACAGAAGGCTCAAGCCATCGCGAACCTTGGCTCGATCGCAGCTGCTGATGTCGGCGACGTGACCACGGACTTTGTGGCTGCCTTCAATCAGGCCCTCCTGTGAGCCTGGCCGGCGAGGTCGTTAAGGGTGTCCTGAGGATCGCAGCGGAGTTCAAATCAGTCAGGACCGCCCTGGCGAGCCGCGTGGCATGCTGGGACGCGCTCGGCCTTATGCCTGCTCCGGTGGAGTGGCAGGGGACGGCAACCTCTCTGTCGGATGGCACCTGGTCGGTGAGCTTTCCCGCGGGCCTGTTCACCAAGGCTCCGCTCGTGTTCACGCAGGCAATATCCCCCGATAAGACGGCAGCTGCCACCTATGTCGCTGCGCCATGGCCGTCCACAATCTCTGGCTGTAGCGGCCACGTAGTCACTGGCAACATCGTCACCACGCTGCTGATCAACGCCGGCGCCAACGGCCTCAAACTGTCCGGCGCGGGGATCACGGTGAACGTCCTGGCGAAATCTGTGCGCTAGTCCTGCGACGCTTCGACTCCCGTGCAAAATGGCTATTCCCCAAAGTCGCTCATCGCAATAGGACGACACCGCTCTCACAAAGGAGTTGTGTATGGGTATAGGTAAGCGACCGGGATGGACAGCCGCTGAGCTTGAGTTGCTTGGCGGGTTAGCCGCCCACTTTCCACCAGACACCTTGGGCGAGCAGGGCTGTACAGAGGAGGGAGATCCTTGGTTTGTCTTGGAGCGGCCTGACGGATCAGCTCTCGTGCACTTTGCTAAAATTGAAAAACGCTACGTCAGCGCGACATCGCAGGCCGGTGAGTTTGATGCTCACGATCAAATAGTGCCGCTGGTGCTGAGATTTCTCCGGCGCAACAACAAGACTGACTGACTAGAAATGTAGACTTTCGAATATGGAAAACCCCGCCGGAGCGGGGTTTTTTGTGCCTTACAGAAGATTTCCGACGTAGGCGTTTGGGTCATCCAGAGCGGCTGCGCGCAGCATCGAGTTGATGTTGGCGTAGGTGCGGTTGATGAACTCCTGGCCCTCGCTGAAGGCGACGATGCAATTGGAGCGGGTCAGGGAGCCGCTGTCCAGCGCGGCGGTATAAGCTGCCAAGCCACCAGCGTCTGGCGAGCGGCCGAGGACAACCTCGTACAGGATGGTGACGAAGGTGCTGTTCGACGAGCTGGGCGAGTAGACGGCCTGGAATTCGGCCGAGGTTGCCAGGGCGGCGGCAACAGCCTGCACCGCTGCGGTCTGATTTCCGAGGGCATTGCGGTTGGCGACCAGGCTCGCAGCCCAGCTGTCCAAGCCTGCGGTGTCTGGCTTGCGTCGGAACATTGCCTGGTAGAGGCGGCAGATCGGGCGGACGTTGGAATCCACTTCGCCCTGGCCGATCAACTCTTCCACCATAGTGGCATAGGTCGTACCGCTGCCAAGCCGGACGTTGTAGGCCTCAAGGTAACCAGATGGAGCAGAGGGGGTGCGAACAGTCGCGTGCCAGGCTTTGTTAATTTGCGCGTCATAAACGCCCATGAAGCACCTCAGTACAATGGATGAGGGCACATGGTCAGGTCACGACAAATACGGCGCAAAAAAAGGCCCACCGAAGTGGGCCCTTTTACTGGGTGCTGATCAGGCGGCGACGTCGTGGTCCGTCACCTGGCGGGCATAGGCGTTCGGCACGTCGAAGAAAGCTTCCTTCAAGGTGCGCTCAAACGAGGCGTCGAAGCGCCCGATGAACTCTGGCGAGCCGGCAAAGCGAGCCACGGTGCCCGGGCGGGTCCACTGACCGCTGTCAATCAGGTTGACGACATTGGTGATCTCGCTCGCCTCGCCAGGTCGACCAAGAAGGTCGGTGTACAGCTTCTGGACGAAAAAGATGGTGGTCATGGTCTGCGGAAAGCGAGCCAGGTACTCAGCCGTGTTCGCCCAGTACGTTTCCATGAAGTAAATGGTGTTCTGGTTCTGGATGCCCCGCAGGATCCCTGCCCACAAATCCAGCCCGGCAGAGTCGGCCGATCGACCGAATGCAGCTCGATAGAGACGCATCATTTGCAGCGTCTCCAGTTGCACGGTTGTTGCGCGGAACACGTTGCTGAGCACCTGGTCAAGCGGTGTTCCGGCGTTGAGCATATTGGTCAAGTAAGTTCGAAAATCGGCGGGAACCGTAGTCGAAGTCAGTCGGAAGTACACGGCGTAGATTTTGTTGATTGCAGCGTCGAATGAGACCATAGGCACCTCAATTGGGTTGAGGCTTTAGTCTGCTGTCACGCCACACATTGAGCCTCAACCTTTTGCGTTCGCGCGCGGTACTGACGGGTCCGTTCAGCTTCACACGCACGGCACCAGCTTCGATAGTGACCGACTGACGGAATCCAGCCGAAGCAGGTCTCATCGTGCGGCCACCACTCACCGCAGCAAGGGCAGAGTTTTTCCCGCCCGTCTTCCCCTTGCCTTGTTGAAAGTTCTATCCAGTGTTGTTCCAGCTGGTTCCTATTTCTTTGCTTCAGTGCGAATCTCATTTTTCTGCATATTCTCCAATGATTGCTGGAGCATACATCAAATATGATCATAGCCTCAAGCGAGCCGCTGAAAACGTCGTGACGGCACTATCGCGGCTATGACTGATATCGCCCTCGAAGTTGCGCACAACCCGAATGCTCCGAAAGATGAGCAGCAGGACGCTATGCGTATCGCGCAGAAAGCCGCGATGCCCTCGTCCGTCCCGGATATGCTCCCCCTTGTCCAGTACGTGGCCGAGCAGTACCGCGAGCAGGAGTTCGCCAAGTCGCTGTCGAAGCAGAACGTCATCCCCTTCCCGAGCCGCAGTGCCGAGATGGGCCAGATCGGTATGCAGTCGGTCTGGCTGGACGATCAGCGCACGAACATCCAGGGCGAATGGTACGAGCGGCCGACCGCATTCAGCTTCGACACCATGCGCACTATGGCGGATAACACCCCGATCCTGGCTTCGGTGATCATGACCCGGCAGCGCCAGATCAAGCGCTTCTGCCGCGCCAGCGCGGACGGCAAGGGGCCAGGTTTCCAGATCAAGCTGAAGGACGGCGGCGCCAAGGTTGGGGCCGAGGAGCAGAAGAACATTCAGCTCCTGCAGGGCTTCTTCACCAACTGCGGCTGGGAGAGCAAGCCACGCATCCGCCAACGCCTGCGCCGGGACAACTTCTCCGGCTTTATGGCGAAGCAGATCCGCGACAGCCTGATCATGGACAGCGCGCCGATCGAGATCGAGTGGAAGCGCGACAAGAGCAAGGGCATCGACGGCTTCTATGCCGTTGACGGCTCGACCATCAGGCTTTGCAACGAGGTTGGCTACCAGGGCGACGATGAGATCTACGCGCTCCAGGTGCTCGAAGGCCGCATTCGTGCCGCCTACACCTATGACGACCTGATCTACGTGCCTCGCAACCCGCGCTCCGATGTCCTGGCCGGCGGCTACGGCATGTCCGAGACCGAGCTGCTGATCAAGGTGGTGACGGGCTTCCTGAACGCTTTCACGTACAACACCAAATACTTCGACTCGAACGCCATCCCGAAGGGACTGTTGCACCTCACAGGCGACTACAGCCAGGAAGATCTGGCCGCGTTCAAGCGGCAGTGGAATGGGATGGTCAAAGGCATTAACAACGCCTGGACGATGCCGGTGATGGTCTCGAAGAACTCGGAGTCGAAAGTAGGTTTCGAAAACTTCAATGCCGACGTGAACGAGATTATGTTCGGCAAGTGGATGACCTTCCTGACGTCAATCATCTGCGCCATTTACGGCATGGCGCCAGACGAAATCAACTTCGAAAGCTTCACCACGGGTGCCAGTTCGCTCTCCGGAAGCGACACCGAGGAAAAGCTGATCAACTCGAAGGATAAGGGTCTACGCCCTCTCCTGTCCCACTACGAGGATCTGCTGAGCGACTACATCGTCGGGGAGTTTGGCGACAAGTACGTGTTCCGCTGGACCGGCCTCGACGAGAAGGATCCGAGTCAGCTCTGGGCTGAGGAAGTCGCCCTAAGCACCTGGAACGAAGGCCGAAAGGCGCGTGGCTGGGATGAGATCAAGGATGAGATCCTTGGCAATGCTCCGCTGAACCCGAACCTAATGGGCGTCTACATGCAGGCCAACATGCCTGATGCGGCGCCAGGTGACGATCAGGGTGACGGCGACGACAAGCCGCCGAAGCCGAAAAAGCCCGGCGATGACATGGCGAAGGCTTTCGGGCTGCCTCCCATCTACAAAGTCCAGCCGTAGTCATCCGAACGTAAATTTCCAGCGAGGCAGACATGAGCGTCAAAATCAAAACCGTTACAGGCCGGACTCAGGCGCAGGGCGTATTCGTCATTGCTCTCGACCGAAATCACTCATCCATCCAGATTGATGCCGAGACTTCCGCGAAGGCTCAAGGTGGAACGCTGAAGCTTCAGTTCGTCTCGCCAGGCATGTCGGTTGCGAAGGATTTTCTCGGCGCCACTGGATCCGCTGTTGTGATCGACCTAGCAAAACCTTACCCAGTCGTATTCAAAGACCTTAGCGTAGATCAGCTAATCGTCACTCCGATCGGGTTCGATGCTGACAAGTCCTTCAGCGTTGGCATCGTACTCGGCGGGCAGCTCTGATGGGTTTCGCTAATCAGCAGGCCTTTGGTGCGGACACGCCATTCGCCCTCAAACTGATCGCCGATGCGACGTCGGACCTCGGCACGGTCGGCGACTCGCGCATCGCTCAGCACTTCACCGGCACGGCACCGAACATCATCCGCGAGCACCGAGGCATTGCCTACTGGCTGGGCCTGCTCACGGATGGCGCCGTACAGGTCCAGCAGGCCTTCGCAGGTGGCGTCGGTGGTGACACCACTCCGATGTGCTTCGTGCGGACGCCAGCCCTGTCAGCGCTCAAATCTGGCACGGTCCTGTCGCGGTTCGGCACCAACGATCCGACCAGCTCGACCTACACCGCGAGCTGGACCGTGGACATGGCGATCGCAGCGTCGATCGAGTACATGACCGCCATCATCACCAACTTCCTCGACAACGGACACCCGGTTGTCCACGTCTCCCAGACCCCGCGTGGTGGCGTGGATGGCCCCGACAAGGAACTGACCGGCGACAAGCTCAAGCACTTCCTCGGCATCCTGAATTGGGAGCTGAACGTGCTGCCGACGCTACGACTCGGGCGATATCAGCGTAGCGTGGATGGTGTCGGTAACGCCTGGAAGCTGTGGCTCGACCCAGCCTCAACGCCAGATCGCCCGCTGCCACTGCCAGGCCTGACCGTTGACGGGCTACACGACACCCACACGGGTGCCTTCCTGGCGACGCTGTCCGTGCTGCCGTTCTACAAGCGCCGCTACGCCACTAAGGCGCACTTGCCGAACACGCCATCTCGCAGCTTGGCCTATTCGAGCCTCGCCGCTACGCCTGTGCCGCTCGGCGTGCTGACCCGCAACCCGACTATGCTAGGCACCGCCGGCAACATTCCTGCGTCCGTGAACGCCCTGCCTAGCAGTGTGCTGCCCGATACCTGGAACGCGGTTGCCGCCAGCTTCACCGGTGTCAAAACCAAGTTCGATATCGTTGACACGCCGGCTGGCAAGGGCATCAAGGTGACCTTCAGCGGTAACGCGACCACCGCAGGGGCTTACCTCTCGATCGAGCCAGCAGCGGTGGTTGCCCTGGCCGACGTCGTGGCAGGCGACAAGCTTGAGGCGATCGGGTGGATGAAGGCCGAGGGCAAGCTGTCTGCCTGCCTGCAGGCGGCGCCGGAGATCCGCTTCGTCCGCGGCGGCACCACCTCCTATGTTCGCGACGGGAACAAGTACACCACCGTGGTGTGCCCGCTCCTGATGGATGCGTTCGTGGGCAGCGGTGTCTCCGGCGTAACGCGCACTCCAACACTGGCGGTCGATAAAACCGAAACCGAGATCAAGCAACGGTTCACGATCTACCTGCAAAACGGGGTCGATCTGAACTTCTCGGTGACCATTGCCGCACATGGAACGAGGAAGATCTATTCCTGACGCCCATGTCGTGACGTGAAGATTCAACTATTCAAGCCCGTGTATTCCCTGAAGTCTGACAGGGCCGGTGGGGGCTAAGCCGCCGGATACTTTTCACCTTGCATCGCTCAAGGTGCTGCCATGGCAACATGGTGAGCCAGACAAAGCGGAGAGCGCAGCCCCTCTGTCCCTCGGGATAGTCGTAAGGGGGGAAGTCCGGATTGTCGGGCGGTGACCCCATACTCCCCGATGGGATCACCGCCCGGGGCGCATCCCTCCAACCTGATCTAGGATCTGGCAGTGTCCCTTCTCCTCGACATCACCCCTGTCAGTCAGCACGCTACCGACGCGGCTCTCGAATTCCTGTTCAAATCCACCCATGACCACGACAAGGGCATCTGGAACCCGCACGAGTCTGTGCTGATCCGGCGTCTGGTCGAGCTTTTCAGCGACCGCGGCCTCGATCGCCTCGAACACGTCAAACAGCAGATCATCGCGTGGGAGGCCGGTGAGCACCATAAGCCTGGCGCACCGGTGCCGACGAACGTTCCTGGCATGATGACGCGTTGGACCGAAGCCGAGCTTGGACTGGTCCGTGTCTACCTCGAAGCACTCCCGCCAGGCGCATGGACCCTTGCCGACCACATGATGGCGGTCGACTACGTCGTGCAGCGTTACCTGCCGGCCGAGGAGATGAAGACCGAAGCCGAGTGGATGAGCACCCGAGCAGCGCTGATGGGCAAGGTGCAGGCCAACATGGCGGCCGCGGCCACCCCGCAGCAGGCGGACAAGATCCTCGCAGCCCTGCCTTCGACCGAAGCCGCGGCGAACCACCAGTTCAAGCTCAACGCGCAGCAGCAGTCGGTGATGGCGTTCGGCAACGCCCGGGCTGCCGAGAATGTGCGCGCCTTGGCCGAGGACGTTCGCCACCGGATGCGCAACACCATCATGCAGCACCTGGAGCAGCAGCAGACGTTGCCACCAGGCGTGCCCGGCGAGGCGCTACAGAGCAAGCTGGTCGATCAGTTCGGCACCCTGAACCGAGACTGGCGCAGGATCGCCGTCACTGAGGCTGGCGAGTGCCAGACACAGGGTTTCATCGCCAGCCTGAAGCCGGGCACGAAGGTCCGCCGCGTCGAGATGTACGCTACGGCGTGCAACTTCTGCAAAAAGATCCACGGCAAGATCGCTACCGTCGTCTCTCCGGACAAGCCCGATAAGGACTGGGAGAACGAGATATGGGTCGGCAAGAACAACATCGGCCGATCGGCATCGCCCCGCAAGCGCGTTGGCGATACGTTGGTCGATCGCGAGCCAGAGGAGATGTGGGCGCTTCCCGCCGGCCTGGCTCACCCACATTGCCGCGGGCGCTGGGTTCTGGTCGAAGAACTTGCTCAGGAAGGCGATGATCCCGACTTTGCGGCATGGCTTCGCGAGACGCTTGCCGGCGAATAGCTGCTATATTTGAGCAACCGCCTAACGAGTGCTCGCCATGAAACTGCTATCCGCCTTTGCCCTGTCGCTTCTATCCCTGTCAGCAGCTGCCGCCGACTCCGGCAGTTGCTATGGCGTCAATGATGCCGATGCCCGCTCCTACTGTCTTGCCAAGGCTCACCAGGATCCGAGCGCCTGCTACACCATCCAGAACAGCGCCACTCGATCGATGTGTCTTGCAGAGGTGCGAAAATAGACGATATGCTGTCCGCCGGACTGATGGAGTTCCGTAGCCTGTAAAGGCACCATCACAAAAAGCCGCCCTTCGAGGTGGCTTTTTTTATGCCTGCGGTTCGCCGCGCGAAGTGTCGTGACGGCACTGTAGCGGCATGAACCAAGACGAACAGCTTCTTGCTGACATCCCCGATTTCTTAAGCATCTCCGAGATGCTGAAAGCTACGCCTTCTGAGGAAGGTGGGGAGCGCTACATCTATCTGGAAGCCAGCAACGAGGGCGTCGACCAGCAGGGCGAGCGCGTTCTTGCCAAGGCACTGGAAGAAAGCGCGAGCCACTTCCTCAAGTTCGGCAACATCGACCTCGACCACTACACCATCATCGGTCAGCGGATGGGCCTGGCTAACCCCATGGCCTACGAGGTCGGCCGCCCGGTCGACGTGACCGTTCGTGGTGATCGCACCTTCGTCAAGGCCCAGCTGTATCGCGGCACCGGCGAACTCGCGAAGAACGCGAACATGGTCTGGGAGTCGATGACTCAGATCAGCCCGCCGGCGCGCTGGTATCCGTCCGTGGGCGGGTCAGTGCTGGCTAAGAGCGTGGCTGTTGACCCGAGCGGCGGCGGCAAGATCGGCGTCGTTACCAAGGTGCGCTGGACGAACATCGCCCTGAGCCGCACGCCGGTGAACCAACACCTGCCAGCTGCTGGCACTGTTCCCCTCGCCACGTTCGCCAAATCCTTCGGTGGCCTGGTGATGAACAAGTCCCTCGCTGCGGGCTACGGCTCCGACATGGCGACGCTGTTTGGTGGTGATGCGATCCGCATGCAGTCCCTGGATAGCACACCGCAAGGTTACTTCGAGTTTCGCGATGAGATCGCTGGCGCTGTCAGCAGTCGTGAAGCCAATAATCAGACCCGAGATGGTTTGATCGCGTTTTCAACGCACAAATTCAATCTGTCGGCTCCTGAAGCTGCGGAGTGGGTGGATCGCTTCCTGAGCGATTTGAAAAAACATCAATCTAACCGGAGCAATCCATGAGCAAATTCAACGAATTGCTCGCTGCTATCGATGCTGAAGCGGTAGAGCAGAGCGAACTCGCAAAATCCCTCCCAGCAGCTAACGCGAAGGATGATGCCACCATCGCCGCCGCTGCCGCTGATGGCACCAAGGTCGACGCCGAACTGACCGATGCCGAGAAGGCCGCGAAGGCCGGCGAAGCCGACCTGACCAAATCTCTGGGCGAAGGCGCTGGCGCCGTGGCCGACGAGAACGTCGAAGTCATTGAGGTCGACGAGCTGATCAAGTCGATGGGCGAGCTGAACCAGCGCTTCGATGAAAACGAAGGCCTGATGGCGAAGGCGCTCGGCAACACGCTGAACCTGGTGAAGACCCAGGGCGAGATGATCAAGTCTCAGAACGAGCTGATCAAGTCGCTGAGCACCCGCGTGGACGCCCTGGGCAGTCAAGGTGCCGGCCGCAAAGCGTTGCTGGTAGCTACCGAGCGCGCCCAGCCCGGCGAACATCTGGCGAAGTCGCTTCCTCAAGTGGACGCGCCGAAACCCCAAGAAATTCTTGCCAAGTGCCTGGATGCTCAGCGTGCCGGCAAGCTTACCGGTGGCGACGTTGCTCGCGCCGAATCTCAACTGAACCACGGTGTTGCGATCGATCCGCGCATCCTGGCAGTCATTTCCTAAGCCCCGGAGGCATCGATGGACTTCCTCAACAACCCCAACACCTCCGGCGAAGGCATTGCCGGTGATATGGGCCAAGCGGACCTGGTAGCGCTGCAGAAGTCTCTGCAAGCGGGCTACGGCTCCGACATGAACGACCTGAGCGGTGGTTCGGCCCTGCGTATCCAGTCTCTGGATACCACCCTGCAGGCCACTGTGCAGGACAACCAGCACTTCGCGCTGTTCAACGCTCTGCCGAAGCCCAAGGCGACTGCGGTGCTGGATGAATGGACCGAGCAGTCTGACATCGGCGGCTTCCTGGGCGACAGCTTCAACGACCAGGATGGTGCTGCGTCTGAGACCAATGGTCAGTACGACCGCCGCATCGGTCGTGTGAAGTACATGACCACCTACCGCAAAATCCCGATCGTTCTGCAAAGCCAGAACAACCTGGCCGACGCGGTTTCCCTGGAGACCATCAACGGCTCCAAGCAGCTGCTGTCCTCGATCGAGTTCAGCCTGTTCGAAGGTAACGATCAGGTCACCCCGAAATCCTTCGCCGGCATTCGCCAGCAGATCGAAAGCCTGGGCAGCCCCGACCACGTGATCGACATGCGCGGCTCGTCCCTGGACAGCGCCGATCCGATCATGAAGGCCGCTGAGACCGTGTTCGGCTTCGGCAACTTCGGCAAGCTGACCGACATCTACATGCCTCCGAGCGTGCAGAGCGACCTGAACACCAACCTCGACCCGGCTTTCCGTGTCGCGTTGGACAACAGCCCGAACAGCATCTCGTACGGCACCCACGTCCGCGCGATCCGCACCTCCTGGGGTGACATCGCCACGAAGAACGACGTGTTCATCCGTGACGAGAAGATGCAGAAGCCGTTCGAGATCCGTAACGGGATCCACGCAGCTGCCGCTGTGGCGAACGCTGCGTACAAGCCTGTCGGCCTGACCGCTGTGGCTGCTGCTGGCCCTGCTGACTCGTACTGGGAAGCGTCTCACGCTGGTGCCTACGTGTACTACGTGACCGGCATCACCGAGAAGGGCGAGACTCAGGTCGTTGCGGCAACTGGCGGCGCTGTCACCGTCGCTGCTGGCGGCAAGGTCACCCTGTCCATCACCCCGTCTGCCTCCGGCATCGAGACTGGCTACGTGATCTATCGCGGTCGCAAGGATGGCACCGCTGCCCTGACCGACGTTCGCGAGATGGTTCGCGTGCCGAAGAACTCCGGCGGCAACACCGTGTACGTGGACCTCAACCGCGAGATCCCTGGCACCACCTGCTCCTACGCCCTGAACCTGTCGGCCAGCGACCACGCCATTGCCTGGCGCCAGTACCTGCCGATGATGAAGATCCCGATGGCAGCGGTGAACAGCCCGATCATCCCTTGGCTGCAAATGATCTGCGGTTACCTGCGGATCACCAAGCGCAACCAGCACGTGGTTCTGAAGAACATCGTGCCTCGTGGCGCACTCTGGAAGCCTTTCGGCTGATGAATGCGGGGGTGGCTTCGGCCACCCCTCTCCAGTTCAACGAGGAAACGATATGCCTATCCTAATTCGCGCTTTGCCCGGCCTGCTGACCCCCATCAATGGTGTGGCGTTCGCCGTTCATGAAGCTGGTTCGATCTCCGATGAAGTGGACGACGAGCTGGCTGAGCTGTTCCTGTCTGTCCCGAGCTTCCGCCTGGCGACCGATGCCGATCTGCCTGAGCCGGCTCCAGCTCCGGAGCCGCAAAAGAAGGACGAGCCGAAAAAGCCTGCTGAGACCGCGGCTCAGAAGAAGACCCGTGAAAAGCTTGAGGCTAAAAAGCTGGCTGATGACAAGGCCGAGCAGGAAGCTGCCGCCGCCGCGCAGGCCGAGCAGGACCGCTTAGCTGAAGAAGCTGAGGCGACTCAGAAGGCCGAGGAAGAACGCCTTGCCAATGAAGCCGAAGCTGCGCGCCTGGCGGACGCTGGCGAGCAGAGCGAGGACGAGCCGGAAAGCGACAAGCCGGAAAGCGAAGCCCCTACCGACAACGTTTTCTAAGGAGGCCACATGGCTGCCAAGACTCCGACCCCTGAGCAGATCGCGCATCTACTCAACAACATCAACATCGGTACGAACAAAGCAAAGATCGGCGATCTGATCGCTGCCTTGCTGGATCGCGTAGCCACGCTGGAAGTCGCCGTCAAAGCGCTCCAGACCCCCTGACCGCAGAACCAGTGCCGAGCTTCGGCGAACCAAAGGCCGCCTCGTGCGGCCTTTTTCATGAGTGAATGACCATGCCCACAATCGTAGCCGGCAGCCCGGCACAATTCGTCGTCAACGTGCAGCGCGATGGAAAACCTGTCCCGCTCGTTGGCGATGTCGCAATGCGCGTGCTCAGCATGGGCGGCCGGCAGACGCTGATCCAGCAGCGCACGCTGGACCCGGACCTGGCAGGCTCCGACTTCGCCAATGGGACCGTGGCGATCGAGCTGTCGGTTGAGGACACGAACAGCCTCCCGGGCGGTGACTCGCTGCTGGTGCTGTCCGGCGCCTTCGGCCTTCACCGCTTCAAGCTGTCCGTCGAGACGCTGTTCGAGGGAACGCGCAACTCGCTGTTCATTCGTGACCTGGTGATCGACGAGATCCGCGGTGACCGGCTGATGTCGGCCGCGGCCGGCGTCCTTCAGGGCATCAGCGTGTCAGATGACTATCTCTGGGAGAAGGTCAGGGCTGCGGAGTCGGAGATGTCCCACACGCTCCGCGTGCCGCTGGTCCCAACCCACTTCTTCGCGATCGACCCGACACCCGAGCAGATCGCCGAGCTGGATGGCATGGCCTGGGCGATCGACCCTGCCTACGACTACTCGCCCGATATGTTCCACGGCGAGAAGTGGGGCTTCATGATCACCCGCCAGCACCCGATCATCGACATTAAGCACCTGCGGTTCGCCTACCCAACGCCGGACAAGGGCTTCGTCGATATCCCCCACGACTGGATCCGCTACGACGCCAAATACGGCCACGTGCGCATCGTGCCGGCCTCGCCAGCCATTTTCCTACAGATGGACACCTTCATCATGACGGCCCTGACCGGTGGCCGATCGGTCCCATTCATGATGCAGCTCGAGTACACCGCCGGCCTGACCGACGTAGAGACCAACTTCCCCGAGCTGCTGGACGCCATCAAGAAAATGGCGGTGATGAAGATCGTGGGCGACGCCTTCCTCCCACAGTCGGGCTCGATCAGCGGAGACGGTCTGTCCGAGTCCATCTCGGTGGACCTGAGCAAGTACCAGGACATGGTCGATCACATCATCAACGGGCCGCCTGGCTCGAATGGCGGCCTGATGACCAAGATCAACGGCATTCGCATGCTGGTCATGTGAGGGAGGCGGCATGAGACTTAATCCAGGACACTTCAACCGCTTTCTCGGCAACATCGGCCAGCAGTTCCTATGGCGACGCGCCTACTCCTGCTCATGCTTCAATCCCGCATCAGGAGCACCTGACACGAAGTGCACCTTCTGCCTTGGCAAGGGGCACCAGTGGGTTGAGCCCCTTCAGGCCTCTGCCGCATCGGCAGGGCAGAAGACGCAGGTCGCTTGGGCGCAGATGGGGCTGTACGAGCAGGGCGACATGGTCCTGACGGTTCCGGAGAATTCGCCGCTTTGGGATGCTGGCCAGTTCGACCGCGTGACCATGCTGAATGCTACCGATCGCTTCTCGATGCCGTTGACCCGTGGCGCTCCTACCGAAAAGGTCATGTTCACGGTCAAGAAAATCGATCGAGTGTTCTGGATTAATCAGAGCACGAAGTCGATCGTCGAGGGAGGCATTCCAACCATTGACGCGAACGGTCGCCCTGTGTGGACTGCAGGTGAACCGCCGCCAGGTATGTCCTATTCGATATCAGGAACGCGCCTGTCGGAATATTTCATCTACATGGACCTGCCACGGAACCGGAACATGCACGATGGGGCGCGCCTGCCGAAACTGACGGTGCTGCGTCGCTGGGATCTGCTGGGGCGTTAGGACTTCTTCGCCAGCGTCCGCTTGATCGCCTCGGCGAAAGCGGCGTTGGCCTTGGGTTGGATGGCGTCTACGGTCTTCTTCGCCAGGAACAGGCCTGGCTGCGGAGGGATAACCCAGCCGGCCGAGCCCTCGATCATGATCCGGAACGTCAGGAACGCCGAGGACTTCGCGCCACCTGGTGTGCTGGTGTCGAAGCGGTGCATGCCGGCCGCCCACTTCCGCGCCGCAGGGCTGATGCCCGCCTCCTTCATCGCGGTCTTCTTCAGCCGATCGCCCCACGCGTAGTTGTTCTTCGGCACCATCAGCGCCTGCTTCGTTTTCGGGTTCGACAAGAACGGCGTTTGGCTTTTGGACGGCGACATGCCCGACGTAGGCGACAGGTGGGTCACCTCTCCGCTCGGACGCTCACCCTGGCCGAGGATGGTCGAGGCGTTCAGCTCGGAGGCCATGCCGTAGACCCCGGCGTCTTCGAGCTTCTTCACGTTGTGGCGCATCGGGATCACCAGGAACCGGCGCCCGTCCTCTGTCCTTCGCACCTTCACGCTCGTGCCGAGCATCTTCTTGAGGTCGCGCGCCGGCCTGCCGCTCTCGATCTCCTGCGCGTAGCGGTAGTCCGACTCCACCAACGCGGTGAAATCGCCCGTCATCGACCACTTGATCGTTTTGGCGTAGGCGTCCTTTTCGCCCGACCAGAGCTTCGCCTGGTAGACGTTCGCCTGCCAGTTCGAGGCCGTTTGAGCGGCAACAGCCCTCACCGCCTGATTGAGCAGCGGGAAGACTTGCTTGTTCACAATGCCTTGGACGTCGAGCGTGCTGCCGAGGTCAAAGCTGAATTTGATATTGAGGTCTGCCATACCATCCAGCATCGCGTCACGAGGGAGCGCCGACAAACCGTCGTGACGCCATCATCGGCGCATGATCTCAATTATCCGGCCGCTTCCGATCGGCAACGCGCTTCGAATCTTCGTCGAGCCCCCAGCAGGCGCGAAGTATTGGCGCGTCCTGCGCAAAGCCTCCGACACATTCGATGGTGGTCCGGACGATGACTACGCCCTGAAGGTCTACGAGGGCGATGAGAAGTCGTTCGTGGATGCCGCCTCGCTGCCGAATGAGCAGATGGCGTTCTACAAGCCGTTCTACCGGATCGGCTCGGCATGGGTTCCTGGCGAAACAGGCTATGGAACGCCGGCCTCCACCTTCGAAGACCACAGCACAGATGTGATCGCCATTCTGCGCAGTCGCCTTGAGGCTGGCATGCGGGTCGAGTGTGAGCGCGGCAACTTCGCAACCGAGCTGGGCTACATCCAGGTGTTCACCGCGCCCCCCTCGCTGGGCAACGTCGAGCTGCCGGTAGTCACCGTCGAGCTGGACCATGCCGGCCCCGGCGATCGCGCGATCGGTGAGGACATCATCGGAGATGAGTTCGACGATGACGGCTGGATGGATTCCGAAGGCTGGCTGGAGAACGTCACCGCCACCATCGTGGCCTGGTCGCTGAACAGCGATGAGCGCATCGAGCTGAGAAAGGCGTTGCGCCGCATCCTTCTGGCGAATCTGCCGGTCCTCAATGACGCTGGTGTCCAGCAAGTAAGCTTCAGCTTTACAGATATGAATGCAGTCGGCGGCGAGTTTGACGCCCCGATGTACCAGGTCATCTGCAATTTCTCATGTATCGCACCAGCTCGCGTCAGTGGCCGCGTCGGTTCGATCGAGGATGTCGAGGTCACCGTTCGCGACTGATCTCAACGTAACCCCGCCAGTGCGGCGGACAGCTTCAACAAAGGACCAATCATGGCAACCACAAGCAACAAAGCAAGCAAGACGGCTGATGAATCGACAGAGGTTGCCGAAACTTCCTCCGCCGCACCGCTCGTCGAACAACCTCCACTCACTACTGCCGAGGACCAATCGATGTCGGCGAGTCCAGTGCAATCCGCGGTGCAGATCACCCTGCAGGAGTTCATGCAGAAGCTTTCGCAGCGCGATAACCGTGTCGAATTGATCAACGGTTTCTACTTCACCGAACGTCAGCGTGGAACGATCAAGGACTACGAGTCCAACTTCCAGGCCCGGTTCATTGAGTTCACTCAACTCGTCATCGAGGACTAACAACGATGTCCTATTTCTTCAACGGGCGGCTCTACACCACCCCAACGACCATGTCGAAGGTCGATGACTCTGCGTTGCAGAGCGCAAACCTCGGCGTTGGCAACTTCGCGGCCTTCGTTGGCAGCGCGACTGGCGGAAAGCCTAATACCGAACTGGCGTTCAGCTCGCCAGCTGAGGCGAAGGCGGTCCTGCGCAGCGGTCCGCTGCTGGATGCGATCACCAAGGCATTTGCGCCGAGCGCCGACACTGGCGGCCCGACCACCGTTTACGGTGTGCGCGTCAACCCTGCGCTCCAGGCTTCCCTCGTGCTGTCTGACGCAAACAGCAGCCCGTCGATCAACCTGCTGTCCACCGACTACGGGCTCTGGACCAATCAGATCAAGATCAAGATCGAAGCTGGCACCGACGTAGGCCTGGCTGTCACCACCCAGTACCAGAGCGATTATTACAGCCAGGATAACATCGCCCGCGATGCACTCTCGGTGCAGTATGGCGGTGCGGCTGCGACTGCCACCATGTCCGTAACCGGCACCAGCATCGTGCTGCAGGCTCCGAGCGGTAGCACCGTCGCCACGGTAGATCTGAACGTCTACTCCACCTACTCGCAGGTGGTCGACTACATCAACACCGTGGCTGGCTTCTCCGCCATGATCGTTGATTCGCAGAACAGCGAGCTGGCGTCGCTGAATGGCTTGGACTTCCTGACCTCTGCGGACGTTAAGACCAACCCGGTCACCGTCACTGCGAACCTGCAAGCGGTCATCGACTGGTTCAACTCCACTGGCGAAGGCTTCGTCACGGCTGCGCGCGCGGCGGGTGCAGGTGCCATCCCAGCTCAGACCTCGCTCGTTTATCTGAGCGGCGGCTCTGACGGTGTTACCAGCACCCCCGAGTGGTCTGCGGCCTTCAACACGCTCCAGTCCATCGACGCGCAGTGGATCTGCCCCGTCAGCAGCAACGCGGCGATCTGGGCCATGGCCGACTCGCACGTGCAGTTCATGTCTGGCGTAGGTCGCATGGAGCGCCGAGCGATCGTGGGCACGCCTGTCGGCACCACTGACGCGGCTGCAATCGCGTTCGCCAAATCGTTGAACAGCGATCGCACCTCGCTCGTGCACCTCGGGTACTACGACTACAACGCAGCTGGGAAGCTGGTGCTGTTCGCCCCGATGTACATGGCAGCCCTGCTGACCGGCATGTTCTCCGGCGTCAACCCGGGCACCGCGCTGAGCAACAAAACGATCAGCGTCAGCGGCCTGGAACGCAAGCTGCGCAACCCGACCGACACCGATGCCCTGATCCGCGGCGGCGTGCTCTGCATCGAGGACACCAAAACCGGCTACAAGGTCGTTCAGTCGATCAGCACCTGGCTCAAGGACAAGAAGTTCAACAAGGTCGAGCAATCCTGCGGCTGGGCAACGGACTACACCGCCCGGATCGTTCGCGAAGCGCTGGATATCTTGCGCGGCGAGAAGAACAACCAGGTCAACATTGGTCGCGCCGCGAGCATTACCGAAACCGCCCTGAAGGCCCTGTCCGTTTCGGAGCCTGCTGGTCCAGGTGTGCTGGCCGGTGACAAGGACAACCCTCCGTTCAAGGGCATCACCGTGACCGCAAATGGCGACGTGCTCGCCGTGGCGTTCCAGTGCTCTCCGGTCATTCCTATCAACTACATCCCTGTGTCGATCTCGCTTCAGATCTTCACCGGCACTGCCTCGGCATAAGGAGGGGTAGACCATGAGACAAAATCGCAAGGTCAAGAGCGGCAACCGGATCGTCATCACTTACGATGGCTTTCAGGTTGGCCTGATCCAGTCGGTTCGCATGAACGACGACTACTCGCCAGAGCCGGCATCGGGCATCGGTGACATCCATGTCGCCGAGTGGGTGCCGACCATGGCGCGTCACAGCCTGACCGTCAGCCGCATGATTCTGGAATCCGACAAGATGCGCGAGCGTGGCATCATGTCGGAGAACGGCGACGCGGTCCTGGAAGGCCTGGTGTTCGACATCGAGACCTACTCCAAGGACGACGGCACTCTGCTGCGCAAGTACGTCGGCTGCTCCTACGCATCCGGCGACCTGGAAGTGTCCAAGCATCAGATCCTGATGGGTTCCGGGCAGTTCAACGCACTGGATGTGAGCGGCGGCGGCGCTTAACCGCCCCGACAGCAACACCGGAAAGCCCGCCTCGCGCGGGCTTTCTGTCGTGACGGGACAATGGCTGAACAAGCCCATTCCCTGACCGAGAGCTGTTATGACCAACGAGCAACGCGAGCTTCGCGCCCCCTCAACCTCCGACTTCCATCTCGACGTTGAGGGCGTCGGCACCTTCGTTTTCGCTCGGCGCACCATGCGCGACGAGCTGCGGATCTCCGCCGAATACTCCCGCCTGACAGAGGGCGTGCTGACCCCGACCCCTTACCTCGACACCGTTGCCGGCTGGATGGCGACGCTGAAGGTGCTGACCGTCAAGTGCCCGCACAACTGGGATCCAGAGACCATGGACCCGTTTGATACGGACACCGAGGAGAAAATCCTTAAGGTCTACGGTGCACTCCGCGTCAAGGAGGGCTCTTTTCGCAAAAAACCGCAAGTGGACAGCCAAGCAGAACGGCCGGGAACTGTCCCAGACGCTTAGCTTTTGGTACCGGCGAAAGTACAACTTGCCGCCGAATGACCCGGGCTTTTTGGACCTCACGCTCGAAGAAATCGAGACCGAGTATTGGGCAATCCACTACTTCGAGGAAGAACCCGGCAAGAGTGAAGAATTCGAGGACGATGATTTCGACATGGATGCGGAGATCGCCGCAATCGAAGCAAGAGCCCTGGAAAAAGAACGCCAACGCGAGGCTGAGCAAGGCCCGCCGGACCCGGGTGACTGGGAAGACATCGAGAACGAGCAGCCCACGACATGACCGGCATCAAAATCCCCGTAAGCGCCGAGCTGAACCAGCAGGACATCCAGGCCCAGATCAAGCAGCTTGAGACCGCCCTGAATGACCTTGGCACAGTGGCCCAGAACGCAGGCAAGGTTCGGTTCTCGCCTATCACGAAGACCACCGTCGACGACGTGAAGCGCATTCGGGCTGAGTTTGATGCCATGGTGCGCATGGCGCCTGGCCTGAAGCGTGCGCTTGAAGCGGGCGGGCAGGGCGGCAAAAAGTTCGACACCGTTGACTGGGGCAAGGTCTGGAGCGATCCGAACCAACGCGCTGGGCATGCGGCAACGATGCTGAAGCGCTTCAAGCCTGGCTCCGCTGAGATCCTTGTTCCGCCGGCTGAGAAGGTGCCTCCAACAACGCCTCCCACGCCTACGCCTTCTGGTGGGGGCGGTAGTCGTCGCCGCCGCCGTCGCCCGGCAAGCGAGGAGGGTGAAGACGATACCCCTCCAAGCGCTGGCGGTCGGTGGAAGCGGGCGGCCGCTGGCGGTATCGCCGGCATTGCAGGCGGCGTTGCCAGCCAGCTCGGCGGCGTTGCAGGCGGCGTTGCCACTGGCGCACTCTCAGGCGGCCTTGCGGGCGGCCCTATCGGCGCTGCGGTCGGCGGCCTTGCTGGTGCCATCACCAGCCTGCTGGGCTCCATTGGCGAGGCTCGGGACATCGCCATCAGCCTCGACACACTCAAGCGCACGCTCGGCGATACGAACGTGTCGTTCAGCAAGCTTCAGGACAACACGCATCGCCTGGCGGATGAGTTCAGCCTGACGGACGCTGAGGCCATTGGCCTGACCAAAAACTATTCCAACCTGTCGGGCCACGACAAGGATCTGCCCGGCCTGCGCGATGAGGTCGGCGTTGGTGTGGGCTTCTCCCGCTCGTTCGGTCTGGACCCTTCAGCCGGCGTCGGCTTCTTCGGGCAGATGCGCGGCATGGGCATCACCGGCAGCGCGGACGACAACAAGAAGCTCGCCCTGCTGATCGGCGAGAGCGTGGCTAAGGCCGGTGACCTGCCACGGCTCGGTGACGTGCTGGCGGGTCTCACCCGCTATATGGAGGGCGCTGCACGGACCAGCCTGACCGCGCCGAACTCGGCTGCCTGGCTGTCGCGGTTCGCGGGCCTGGAGAAATCCGGCCTGGCGGGCATGGACCCCACCACGGCATCCAGCATCATCGGCAGCATCGACGGTTCGATCCGGCAGGGCGGCCTAAGCGAAGCCGGCAAGAACTTCATGTCCGGCGCCCTGCAAAAGGATCAGGGCCTGAACCCGATCCAGGCAGCCATCCAGCTGGAGGGCGGCGCGTTCGGCTCCGGTCGATCGACGTTCGGTCCTAACTCCCCGATGTCGCGCTTCTACTCCCGTTTCGGCGGTGGTTCGCCTCTCAGCTCGTGGTCGTCCGACGAGAGCAACGTCAGCGTGCTCCAGCGGAACCTGACCAAGCAGTACGGCAACAAGTCGCCTGACCTGATGCTGGATGCCTTCAAAAACACGTTCGGAACCAGCTACGGGCAGTCCGCTGCGTGGCTGGCGACCGACCCTGAGCAGAACGACAGCATGCTCAAGCGCATGCAGCGCCTGGGCCTGAACTGGAAGGACGTGAACGCCTCCGGTGTGTCGAAGCTCAGCCAGATCGAATCCGATGGCAGCCTGAGCGACGAGCAGAAGGACCAGATGGTCCGTGAGACCGCGTCCAAAAACCAGGAGGACACCATCGGCTCCGAGGCGCGCCGGGCATCCATTGACGGCAGCAACGCCATGGTGCGCCTGGCAGCTGAGGGCCTGCCGATGCTCAGCTCTATCCAGGCTGGCGTGCTGAAGCTTGCCGGTCTGGACCCAATGGGCCCGCAGAAGGCGAAGCTGAAGGAGGAGCACGAAGCAAACCTCCAGGCGATCGCAGCCGACCAGGGCGCGGTCCGTGACAAGGCTGTCGAGGCCTATAAGGCGATCACGCCATGGGCGAAGCGGGCAACCGGTCTCGGTCTGACCGAGGAGCAAGCCAAGGCCAAGGAGGCTGCCGATATCGCGGGCGGCAACCTGCGCACTGCCGAGCGGGCGGAGAACGACCGCTACGATACAGCCGTATCGGATCTCGACAAGAAAACCGGCCCTGCACGCAGCCCGACGCCAGGCACCTCAACCAAGCCCCCGGAAGCTGCGCGCCAGATGGATAAGCAGCAGCAAAAGCTGCTGGCTGAAAACGACGCCAAGCATCAGACCGCCCTGAGCAAAATCAAGAGCGAACAGGGCGTTGCTATGGCGGAGGCGGTCCGCGACGCCTACAAGATCATGACCCCGGAGCAGCTTAAATCTGGCGGGCCGGATCTGTCCGATGACCAGCTGTTCGCAAAGGATCGGTTTGACGCGGCGAAGGACGACTACGACTCCGCGATCGCCGAGGCGAACGGCAGCTGGTCGTCCAAGCGCGAACAGCTGACAGCGCCGCCGTCTCCTGGAACGTCCAGCCAGCCAGTGGCGTCCGGCCTGCCTGGCAAGGCGAGTGGCGTAACCCCGGAACTGCTCGCACGGGCGGCAGAGTCCGATCGCAAGGCCGGTCTACCCGAGGGCACGACTGCTGGGCTGATGATGCAGGAGAGTTCGTTCAACTCCGGCGCCGTCAGCAGCGCCGGAGCCCGCGGGCTGCACCAGCTCATGCCGGCGAACGTGAACACGTTCTCCCAGCGCGTTGGCCGCCGTCTCGACCCGACCAACACCGATGATTCGTTCTACATGTACGACGAGCTGATGAAGGAGCGGAAGTCCAAGTACGGCGGCAACACCGACAAGATGCTGAAAAGCTACCACGGTGGCTATGACGAGGATCAGTGGGGCCCGGTCAATGCCGACTACGTTCCGGCGATCGAGCGCCGCAAACGTGAGATGGCAGCAGCAGGCCAGACCGTGCAGCAAATGCAGCACAGCGTTGCGGTCGATGTCACCATGCGCGATCAATCCGGTAACCGCATCGAAGATGCGCAAATCAATACAACTGTCGGCAAGCCTGTCGCCAGTGGAGTACCCCAATGAAGATGTCGGTTCACCAACCGCGCATTGAGGTCTCGCTGTTTAAGACCATCAAGCGCAGCACCACGAACGGGACTGAGCCGACGTCGTCGCGCTTCCAAGGCACCAAGCCCATCATCTCGCTGGGCCCATGGCTTGGCGAAGGGTCTTCGGTCAGCACGTCCAAAAACATCAACGCGGGAGCTGGTGGCTTCTCAATCACGCTGGTCGATAAGCCATACGACCGGGACGGGCTCGACAGCCTGTACGGGATCATCGAGCCGATGGACATCGTCACCATCCGTTTCCGGCACGGAATGAACCCCACTGACGGCGATACGAGCATGCCGATCGTCATGCGCGGATTTGTATCGAACGTTTCCCGCAGCGAAAACATGTCGCCAGACGGAAAGCCTCAACGCACCGTGACCATTCAGGGTCAGGACTACGGGAAAATCTGGCAGATGCTCCAGATCTTCTACGGCCCGAACTACATCACCGGGGAGGACATCCTGTCGGCGTTCAAGCTGATGGATAAGTTCGGCGCCGGCTTCAAGGTTGCTCTGACCAATGTCGAATTCCTGAAGATCGCGATCGAGCAGATCGTCAACCCGTTCCTGAAACGACTGCTGCCTGATGGCGGGTATCTCCCGCAGATCACCCTCGACACGTCGCACGTTGTCGAGGCGGCTGTGGGTATCGCCGGCATCCAATCTGCGGAGGGCAACATCTATGACCTGCTGCGCAGATACCTCGACACGGGGCCGTTCAACGAGCTGTTCCTGATGGATGACGAGGATACGGTTCGGTGCGTGTATCGGCAGAACCCGGCCTTGGGCCTGGACGCCTTACCGCTCGCGCCAAAGGTCACTGATGCTCCGAGTACCGATCGGGCTAAGGGCCGGGATGATGCCTCAGTGCTGACGCTCATCACCCTGAAGGATGAGGACATTCTGGGCATTGACGTGCAGCGCTCGGACTCGAACGTTGCCAACTATTACTGGGTCGCTGCGCCCGCGTTCAGCCTGAACAGCGACGTCCTGCAGCGGCAGATGGGGTACAGTGCGGCGGATCGCGCATCCACGGACCTGTCGGCCTACGACAACTGCGCCTCGAAGCTCTACGGCATGCGCCTCATGTGGCTGAACACCAGCCTCGGCGGCAAGGTGACCAACGTCAAATCCGGCCTCACAGAAGCCGAGCACGACCGCCGGGATGGCGACCTGAACGAGTGGATCCGCGATCGACGCGAGTTCGTGGTGGCCCAGAACCGGGACAACAGCATCCTGGAGCGCGGCTCGATCCGGATCTCCGGCAACGAAGGCATTCGCGCAGGCAACTACGTCCAGGTGGTGCGTGGTCGGTTCAAGTCGATCTACTACGTCGTGCAGGTTTCCCACCAGGTGATCCCTTTCCGCGGCATTTACACAACACTCCTGGTCGAGCGCGGGCTTGGCTTCGCAGACAGGATCAAAATGGGCGGCGGCGTCGACTCGCCTTACCTGAGCGAGTTGGCACGATGAGCGAGTTCAAGAAGGGGCGCGTTGTCGCCATCCACCCAGAAGATCACTCCTGCGATATCGTCATGCTGGGCGATGGCTCGCGCCTGGCCGGCGTGCAGATCCAGTCCCAGTCGGCCAGCACCAATACGGGCCTAAACGACCTGGTGGCTCCGGCTGCTGCGCCAGACGGCAATAAGTGGAACGCCAGCCAGAAGACTGGCCGCGATATCCTTGCCATCGTCGGGTGGTGCGAGGGCGTGCCGTTCGTGAACGGCTTCCTGTTCCCGCAAATCTGCCAGATGACCTTCCCCGAGGCGAACCGGAAGATCGATCGACACGCTTCGGACTTCTACCAAACGATCGATGCCAAGGGTAACGTCGAGTGGTCTCACCCGAGCGGCACCTACCTGCGCATTGGCGAGAGCCCTGCGCACGAGGATCTGACCGGCAAGGACTTCGACAAGAAGTGGGCCATCAAGAACAACACCGGGACGGCGCCGCACGTGCACCTGACGGTGGCCAGTGCCGGTTCGGTCGTCGCTACAATCGATATCGCACCATCTGGAGCCATCACGGTGACGGGCGCATCGCTGATGGCGACGCTCACCGGGGCAGCCACCTTGATCGCGCCTGGTGGGGTCACCGTCGATACGCCAGACGCGCACTTCACCGGCAACATCAAGGCCGATGGCAATATCACCGACCTGGTGCGCAGCATGGCGGCGGATCGCCTGATCTACAACAGCCACACCAACCCGAACGGCGGCAGCAGCGCGCCTCCGCAGCAGATGTGATCGTCGTGACGCCATCATGGCGTCATGGACCTATCTACGCCTGCATCTCAGAAAGCCGAGGAGTGTCCCATCACCTTTGTGATGGATGACGACTCCGCCGGCACGTCCGAAGAAATGACCCTCCTGATCCGTCCGGAGGAGCTTTCGATCGGGTTCCCAAGCCGCCTGTCTGTGAACCAGACGCTGGGCGGCGCGTGGGCGGACAGCTTCGGCGAAGGGCTTGAGGAGGGAACCTTCTCGGGCACCCTCGGGTGGCGCGCCACCAGCAACGACAGCGGCGGCACTGAGCGCCTGGTGAACCTGAAGAACTTCGCCTACTCCGACTGGCATGCACGGCGAGCAGCTGCGGTGGCAAAGGGCAACGACCCGGCCATGGTGCGCTTGCAGCTGGTGGACACGCTGAACAACTACTCGCGGGTCATCGCGCCCCGGGTGTTCGAGCTGAAGCGCAGCAAGAGCCGGCCGCTGCTGGCGCAGTACCGGTTCAACTTCGTCATGCTGTCGCGCGACCTGACGGGCAAGGATCTGCTCCAGTCGGACAGCGCGCTCGGCGGCTTCCTCGGCACCATCGGCTCGTGGATCGACAGCTTTACCACCTCGATCAACAACATCACCGACCGCATTCGGACCGCGTACCGCTGGATCGATAAGACCATCATCACGCCGGTCAAAGCCTTCGTGGCGAAAACGATGCAGATCTACAAAGCCGTCAACAACCTGGTCACCGCGGGCGTCGGGATCATTCGGCAGGTCGGCAGCATTGCGACACTGGCTACCTCCGCAATTACGAACGTGCTGCGAACCGCTGCGCTGGCAGTCAACATCCCCAACATCGCCAAGGCGGCGATCATGAACGTCGTGCGTGAGTACACCAACATCTTCTGTCTGCTGCGCAACGCCCGCGGCCTGCTGAGCTACGAGGATTATTCGGACATCTACGGCGCCTCGAACTGCTCCTCGACGTCGGGTGGTCGCTCGATCTCGATCTACTCAGGATCGACCAACAACACGTTTGCCGCCATCTCGAAGCAGGACGCCTCGCCGATCGTGGTCACTCAGGGCGCATCGAACAGCCTCAAATCACTCGCCAGCGCGGACCTGGTCACCACCAGCCTGTCCTCGACCACGATCAACGGAAACCTCTCGGTAGCGAACGCCGGTATCACGGTGACCGCATGACGGACTTCACCAAGGAGATATCAGGGTTCCGCTACGCCAAAACGCGGCGTGGGGACACTCTGCAGCTGATCGCATACCGCGAGCTGGGCGATGCAACCAAGTGGGCGACGTTGGCGTGGTTCAACAACCTGGTGTCGCCGTTCATCACCGACGATGAGGCGCTATCCAGCGATCGCGTGCTGCTGACCGGTACGCCGATCAAGGTGCCTGCAACCGTTGCAGAATCGGAGCCGACCAATAACGAGGCCACCAACGTCCTACTGACCGACTGCCGGCTCAGCCAGGGCAAGCTCACGGTGGACGCTGCGACTGGCGACCTCACGGTCGTCACGGGGCGCGATAACCTCAAACAGGCCATCGTGCACCGCATCGTCACGGACCGAGGCGAGCTGATCTACCACCCTGAGTACGGGTGCAAAATTCAGCGGAGGAAGGGCTCGAAGAACACACCGGTCGCCTTGCTGCTCGGGCGAAGCGATATCCAGGACGCCCTGGAGCAAGAAAACCGCCTCAAGCGCATCAACAAAATCACCACCACCAGCAGCGGCGATGTTTTGGCGGCTCAAGTGGATGTCACCCCTATTTCAGGCGACTCAGTACAAGTCGACGCGAGCGTATAATGGCATTTCAGGTAAAGGACTTTATCTCGATCGTCGCATCGATGCTCAACTGGTCGAAAGCGAGCACCAACAAGATCAGCGATTACAACGTCGGATCGGTGGCGCGAACGCTGATGGAGGCTCCTGCCGCCGAGATCGATGAGTTGTATCAGCAGATGTTCATCGGGATCAAAGAAGCGATCCCCGTGGCAACTTACAACAGCTTCGATTTCGGCAAACTGGATGCTATCAGCGCAGGCGGTCTGATCCGCGTGCAGATCACTCCAGCGGCCACTGGAACCGTCATTCAGGCCGGCACGACCTTCGCGGCGCCAGGCCTCGCATCCACTTACACTTCCATCCAGGACACCACGATCCCGGCTGGTTCGTCGTTCATGGACATCAGCGTCAAGGCCGACACGCCTGGCACGGCCGGCAACATCGCTGCTCAGCAGGCCTTCACGCTCACACCGTCGCCGAGCAACTTCGTCAGCGCGTCCAACCTGTCCGCGTTTGCATCAGGTCAGGATGTCGAGAGCGATGATGAGCGCAAGCTTCGATTCGCCGCCTACATCAGCTCGATTAGCCGCGCCACCAACGCGGCAATCCGGTACGGCCTCAGTACGGTCGCCATCCGGGATGCGGCAGGCAACATCACCGAGCGCGTCGCGACGGGCATCACCATCGAACCCTACCTGGCGGACCCGAACCAACCGATCGCGCTGGTGGAGTGCTACATCCACAACGGCGTAGGCGGAACGTCCGCGGCGCTCGTCGCGGAGGCCACGAAGGTCATCAACGGCTATTACGACGTGAATGGCGTGGCCGTGCCTGGCTACAAAGCGGGCGGCATTCCAACCCCTGTGTATGCCGCTACCGAGGTCGTCGTGAACGTAACCGCGGCGCTGACCGCGCTGGATGGGTATGACGAGCCAACGCTGATCAACGACGCAACGCTGGCGATCTTCGCCTACATCCAAGGGCTTCAGATTGGCGCGCCCGCGATCGTCTCGGAAATCATCCGGCGGGTTAAAGACCTTGAAGGCGTTTACGACTTCATCCCGAGTGCTCCGACCGTGAACGTGTCCGTGTCCGGCAAGCAAAAACTGATGCCGGGGAGCATTTCTATCACATGAGACTGACCCAGAAGCTCCTCGGCCTTCTCCATCGTGTGTTCGATCCAGATCCGGATCGTTTCATAGCGCTGCGCATTCGGTACGGCGGCGGACTGGTCTGGACCGTGTCGGAAGGCGTGCTGACCACGACAGTTTCCGGTGGCATCGGCAGCAATTTGACCATCAACCTGGTCAACTACACGATCAGACAGCTGATCAATTTCCTGTCGCAGCAGCCAGGGTACTCGGTCACCAGCGCCGCCAGCAGCGAGCAGATGTCGCTGTCCGCCAGGATCCTGATCGATGGCACTGGAAACATTGCAGCATCCAATGGTGATCGCCTATTCGCCTACACCAGCCTGGTTTGGGTCTACCTGGAGTCGGTCGGTGTCGAGTTGCGGGCGGCCAAGGCGCAGATCCCGCAAGCCCTGAACCAGATGAGCATTCCGACAGCGTCGGATGACTGGATCGACGAGCTGGGCGCCTATTACGGCGTGCCGCGTCTTCAGGGTGAGAACGACGCGAGCTACGGTGCCCGGATCATCGCCGAGGTGGTTCGGCCACGCTCGAACAACGTCGCCATGGAAGCAGCCATCAGCTACTACACCGGGCAGAAGACAAAAGTCACAGACGTCACGGTCTATGGCGACCAGTTTCCGAAGTACAACGGGGCAATCACGCGCAACAGTGCCTACAAGTACCAGACCCAGAGCACGCCTAGGTATGGCTTGTTCGACGTCCAGTACGGCTACGACCTTCTGGGCGGCCAGGATCCGAGCACGTTTGCCTCAACGGTGGCAGGTATCATCGATCGCCTACGGGCTGCTGGCACACACCTGCGCGCCCTGTCGCTTCAAGCAGGCACCATCTCGGACGATTTCACGCCACCTACTGATGGCGACCTGCCGATCACCGTGACGCCGATATTGTCCGACAGCTTCACGGCGCCGGCCGATGTAGAGCCAACTTTGATCGCGACCATCGGCGAAATGTCGGACCCGCTCGACGCGCCAGCAGATACCTTCGCCGGCTCGATCGCGTACGCCTACAAATACAACAGCACGAGGACTCGCAACAGCGCCATCACCTATGCGGGCGGGACCACAGCCGCCCTATAAGCTGTTTCGTCGTGACGCCATGCTTCCGAGAGGTTTCTTGGAGCACGGCGCATGTCCGGTCTAAATATTACTGACAATTATGAGGAGGCCCCCAGTGGCCTTTTCCTGCTGCGCGTTTTCCGCGGCGATGAGCTGATCGAGGTCTTCGAAGAAAAGAACCTGATCGTCAACGGCTCCAAACAGATCCACGCCCTTCTGCTCGGCGGCTCGGTGGCGAACCAGAGCGTGACGAAGATTGGCTACGGCACGAACACAACTGCGCCCGCAGTCGGAAACACATCTCTGACCGGCGCCTACATGAAAGCGCTTGACGGGGTCACGTTCCCAGCAACGAACCAGGTGTCGTTCCAGTTTTCGCTCGGCCCCACTGAGAACAACGGCGTTTCCATTGGAGAGTTCGGCCTGTTCACTGCGGGGAACGTTCTCTACGCGCGCAAGACGCGCACGACCGCAATTCCTAAAGCGTCCGATTTGTCCTTCTCGGGCTCTTGGATCATTTCTTTCTGAGGCCCTGAGTAATGGCTAACCAACCCGAAGTCACCAGCTATGATGCTGGCGTCTACCAGCTTGAGATTACAGACCCGGTCGACGGTGGCGTCGGAGCGGTATCTAACGCCCCCTTGCTCGCCCTGGCGAACCGCACAAACTATCTGAAAAAACACTTGGACGACCTGGAGTCCGGTACAACCATTCCAGCTGGGATCGCGCGAATTGCCTCTCCTGCTTTTACTGGGTCGCCGACCGCACCTACGCAGGCAGCTGGTGACAACTCCACGAAGCTGGCTACCGATCAGTTCGTGCAGACTGCCGTGAACGGCATTGTGGTGGTGGACATTTCGGGTGCGGCGACCACCACGCTTACGCAAGCGCAGTGGGGTACCGCAATCATTGTGCTGACCGGCGCAGTTACAGCCAACAAGGCTGTAGTGTTCCCCGCTCAATCGGGGCACTGGCAAGTCGTAAACAGCACTACCGGGAACTTCACGGTTACCTTGAAGACCGCAGCAGGCGCTGGGGTGGATATCACTCGCGGACGCTCGTCGAACATCTATTGCGATGGCAATGGTGTCAGCCTCCAGCAAACTGACTTTGTCAGTCCAGCACTTACCGGTTCGCCAACTACGCCGACGCCCACGGTCGGCGCGAACAACACTTTGATCGCGAATATGGCCGCCCTTCTACAGGGTATGGCGGCATTCGGGATCGGAGCTGTCAACGGGCCACAGGTGACAGATCTCAATGCGTTGAGCGCTGGCGGGATGTACTACGCAACGTCTTCTGCCAATGGGCTCCCAATCGCTGCAAATTCGTCAATAGCGCACCTTCCGTACAGCGACGGCAGCGCGGCGTTGCAGATTTGCAGTACCTTGGCGGTGCCAGTTCGTATTTATTATCGGACACGCGCATCGGGCACATGGAACCCGTGGGACGAGTTTGGCAAGCTGAATTCGCCTGCCTTCACCGGCGCTCCTACCACGCCCACTCCAAGCTTGGGCGACACATCAACCAAAGTCGCAAACATGGCCGCATTAGCGCAAGCGCTTACCGCGCGCAGTCGAGCTTATGCCTCGGGCGTCCCAACCGTTACTGCTGACACGACATTACTTCCTTCCGGAGTTGGTCTTGCCTATCGGATCAACGGCGCAAGCGCGCTGACTGTCACTTTGCCCAGCCCAGCCGATGTCACATCCGGCTGCAGCTACACCATTCGCAATGAAAGCCTTTTCCCGGTTACGGTCACCACGCCTGTTGGCAACATTTTCTCAGCTTACGCCGCGCAGGCCACTTCTCTGGTGCTGGCGAGCAACGAATGGATTGAAATCCAGGCGTCAGGTACAGGAGCCTGGGTGGTTGATACCCGCGGCAAGCTCAGCGAAACAGCTGCGATCAACTCCCCATCTTTCACGGGCGCTCCAACCGCTCCAAGCTTAGCTCGTTTCACCGCTGGTAGTGGCTTGGTAAACGCCGACACACTGAAAGCTTCCGGCATCCAGGCCAACACATTCCGTAGCGTAGACCTGTCTGTCGCCACCGTTAACCTGGCAGCCTCAGACGCCGGCTCGGTCATTGCTATCACCGGATCTGGTGGCGGCACCCTCGTACTGCCAGCGGCAAACGCTGTACCAGCAGGGGCGTTGATCACGATCCGATGCAATAACACCGGGGTTTCGACGAACACCCTAAAGGGCTCGGGCACAAATACGATCGGCGGCGAAGTGGGTGCCGGAGCGAACACAGCATTGTTGATTTCCGGCGATTGCATGGTGCTCGTGTCGGATGGCGTATCGAAGTGGGATGTTGCTGTCGAGGCGACAGCGGCTTTCGTAGCCAACCTGTTCACGACTAACCAGCAACTGACCGCCAATGGATATCAGAAGCTTCCCGGCGGATTGATCATGCAGTGGGGAGGCGCTCAAACATCTGCATCTGGCGTTGTATTGGTTGTTATGCCGGTGACTTTCACGAACCCCCCGAGAAGCATCGTTGCAACCGTTGCGAACAGTGCTGCTAACAACGTTTCCGTTGCAGTCAACGTTGTGACTAACGGCTCCTTCAGAGGGTACACTACTGCCGGGTCTTCTGGCTCAGTCGGTACGGCCGGACCTCTGGCATTCAACTGGTTAGCGATCGGATATTAAGGCGAGATCCCAATGATTTTATACAGCGCGTCAACTGGCCTTTTTTACGATACCGATTTAGGCGCGGAAACCCCGTCCGACGTGGTTGAAGTCTCCCGCGAAGATCATCAGAAATTGCTCGACGGGCAGACCGATGGGAAGGTTATTTCCTCGTCCGCCGATGGTCAGCCCGTACTGATCGAGCGGCCTCCGCTGACGGTCGAGGAGCTGACCGCGATGGCCTTTGGCAGTCGCGACAACATGCTTTCGTTTTCCGCCATTCGCATCGCGCCACTGCAGGATGCGGTAGATATGGATCAGGCCAGCGATGAGGAAGTTGCGAGCCTGGCGACGTGGAAGCAATATCGGATTGATCTGAACCGGATCCATCTCCAGAAGGGATTTCCGGAGAAGATTAAGTGGCCCGCATCGCCTGAAGAATTGGCCGCAACTGTCTCGTGACGCACATAATCTGCTGCTGCAATCCGCAGTGTCATGAGCGTTTCATATATGCCAGCGATCGGCCCGTTTGAAAAAGTCAGCTTTACCACCTACGCCAATATTCGCGCAGGGAACAATGGCTCTGTCGTCATCACTACCGGTGACGATAGCGCTCCTGGCGCAGAATTTATCCTCGGCACTGATGGCAGCCTGCTCTCCAACGGGGTTGCATTCAGCAAAGGCGGTGGCAGTGCGCCTACTGGCGGCGCAACTGAGCAGTACGTCGATGAATCGATCGCTGCCGCCGTGGATGGCCTGGCGAGCGAAGCCTACGTTGCCGACCAGATCCAGGCGGCTGTCGGCGCCGGCAGCGGCTCTCCGAGTGCCGTTCCGGCCTGGACTAAGCCGGCGCTGCTGAACAACTGGCGTGCGCACCCGGATGGCCCAATTGTAGCGATGGAGCGTCCAGGCTTCCGCAAGGTCGGCCACCGCGTCGAGTTCACCGGTTCGCTGGCTGGTGGTGAGGTCGTAGGTGCGGGGCTCCAGCCTGGTCATACCTGCGTGATCTTCCGCCTCCCGGTCGGCTATCGCCCGTTGGTAGGTCAGAAGACGCTACTGGTATCGGCACCAGGCAACACCGTGGGCACCATCAAGGTTTTCCCTGATGGACAGGTCGTCTACATCGCTGGCGCAATGCAAGGCGAGATCTCGCTGCACGGCGTTTCGTTTCCCCTCGACTGATCTTTGCAGCTGTAACAAGCGCGCCCTACGGGGCGCGTTTCTATTTGCACATCTAATCCGCAAAATGTGTCGTCGTGACTGAACAATCTCTTTGCTGCAATCCGTAGCGATAGAGATCTTCCTGATGTCCGATATTGGCCCATTCGATCACATTTTTCTCAATGACACCGCAAACCTGGAAGCGCAGCCTGATGGCGCTGTGGTCCTGTATACCGGCGGCGATGGTGTCTCCGGAAGCCAGTTCACCTTCACGGCCGAAGGCAAGATCCTGGTTGATGGCAGCGAGTACGCTGGTCCGGCCCCGGCGGCGCCCGCAGTGCCTGCTTTCATCGCTCCGATACTCCTGAACAGCTGGAAGAATCACGGCGATACGGCCAACTACAAGCAATCGGTGGCTGGCTATCGCAAGCACGCTGACGGCACCGTTGAGCTGACTGGCCTGGTGGATGGTGGGGCTGTTGGCACCAACATTTTCAACCTGCCAGCCGGCTACCGTCCTGCCAACCAGAAGGCCTTTGCGGTCTGCTGTGCCGCGAGCGGCGACACCATTGCCTTCATCAAGATCCAGCCTAACGGCAACGTGCTGTTCTCCACCGGCACGCCAAACTCGGTCTTCTTGACTGGCGTTCGCTTCCCACTGGCTTGATCCAGACGTAGCAAAAAATGCGCCTTCCGGGGCGCATTTTTGTTTCCGCCTGTCTGATCGGCGATTTGCCAGCAGCCGTCGTGACATCAGCCTCTGCTTTGTACTCACACAAAGCGGAACACCCATGACTTCCTTCAAACGTACCAAGGCCCTTGCCGATAAGTCGGCCTGGCTGCTCATGCTCCCCTCAATCGTTGCGCTGTGTTTCATCGACCTGTCGATGCTCAAGACGCTGCTCCAGTGGCTCGTCTTCGCCCCAGTCCTGGCCGGTGTGGCGGTCATCGTCAGCCGCATCGTGTTCCCCCAGATCCATCTCAGCGACCTGGTTGATCAGACCGAGCAGGGCAACACGGCCTCCGCCATCCTGGCGTCCGCTCTGGTGATTTTCGTGGCTCTTGTGGTGCTCGCCCTGGTCATGTGGGCGAAGGCGTAATGAAGCGCCTCCTGCTCGCCCTCATCGTCCAGGCGATCCTGTCTGTCCCGGCGGCTGCCGCGGACGCAGTGCCAGCCCGGGCGGCTCAGTACCTGCCGACCCTGGTGGGTGCCCAGCGTTCGATCTGGCCGGGCGCACCTATGCCGTCCTTCCTGGCCGCTCAGGTCGAGCAGGAAAGCTGCATCACGCTCAAGCACTCCAAGTGCTGGAACCCGACAGCCCAGCTCAAAACCTCGCGCGAGTGGGGCCGCGGACTGGGCCAGGTCACCACGGCCTACCGCACAGACGGCTCGGTGCGCTTCGACAAGCAGGAGGAGCTGCGCCAGCAGTTTCCCTCGCTGCGAGGCTGGACCACTGCCAGGTGGTCGGACCCAACCTACCAGCTGACCGCCATCGTCGAGATGGACAAGTCGATCTACGGGCGCCAGCGCGACGCGGCCGATCCGATCGAGCAGCTGAAGTTCACGCTGTCAGCCTATAACGGCGGCGAGGGTGGCGTGCTCCAGGACCGCCGGCTCTGCGCGAACACGAAGGGTTGTGACCCTTCGCGCTGGACTGGACACGTCGAGCGCACAAGCCTGAAAAGTAAAATCGCCTCGAAGGGCTACGGAAAGTCCTTCTTCGCAATAAACCGGGAGTACGTCACCAATATTCTGGATGTACGTCGGCCCAAATACGAACGATTTTTCAGGGCCACATCCGATGTCAATTGAACGCGAGGAATTTCGCGAGTTGGAAAAGGCGGTCGATGCGGTCGATCGCAACACCATCCGCCTGCAAGAGCAGGTGAGTAGCATGCAGAAGAAGATCGACGACCTTGTGTCCCGAGCTGAATTTGCTCCCGTCAAACTGATCGCTTACGGGCTCGCAACTGCCGTTGGCTCATCGGTTATCATGGCGATCCTCGCCAAGGTGATCATCAAATGAACCTCGATCTCAGCTTCAGAGACCGCGCCTTTATTGGCGCGGCTCTCTACCTCGGTTTCCTGTTCGTCTCGATGATCACGCTGTATTGGCTGATCCTCATCGGCGGCAACCCGATGACGGTCACCAACGTCGGGATCGTCAGCGCAACGGGGTTCCCGAACGATCGATTCCACGCAGGCGATGTTGTCGGCATCAAGCGTCAGCTCTGCTCGAAGCACGAGTTGGCGGTGCAGTTCTTCCCGTCTCTGGTCGATTCACGCGGATACAGGTTCCCGCTGCCTGGCGGCATGGCTGAAGTCCAGGAGGGCTGCCACACGACCACCTACGGGTTCGTCGTCCCTGACCTGCCGGCCGGCGAATACACCTACTCGAACGCCGTCCGCTTCCAGAACAACCTGGTGGGCCGCGACGAGGCCGCAACCTTTCCCCCGCTGCGCATAAGGATCATGAGATGAGCATTGTTACCGATCTGGCGCTGGGCACAGCATCGTCCGCCGTCAAGCGCTCCCTTCTTCCCTGGTTCCTCGTGGCCGCCATGCTGGCCCTCGGCTCTGCTGGCGCAGCTGGCATGTACGGCGGCTATGAGATCGCCAACGCCCGCTACGCCAAGGAGCGCGCTGCACTGCAGGACGCACAGCTCGAAGCATTGAAAGCCAAGGGCGAGGCGCTGGCAGAGGCGACCAAGCGCGGCGATGAGGTCGCAGGCAATTTCCTTGCTGCGCTGAAGGACATGAAGATCGTGAACACCACGATCAACAACGAGGTGCGCAAGGAGACTGAGAAGCTGGTCTACACCGACTGCAAGCTCCCCGACAGCGGCGCTGACCTGCTCAAGAAGAACGTGGACGCGGTCAACCTGCGTCTGCTTGGGAAGGGGAAAACGAAGTGAGATATCTGGCACTGGCCATCGCCCTGATGCTGGGCGGCTGCGGCACAACTTATGAGTTCAGGGTTGATGCCGATCAGGCAAAGGCCGATCGAGCGCTGACAGAGACTTGCGACATCGTGCCGGACCCGCCGTCCCGTGGATCGTCGTTCGGAACGGTCTATGAGTTCGGCAACAAAATGGTCGGGCTGTACGGTGAGTGCGCGGTACGTGACCGCGCGAAGTACGATTACATCAAGAGCCAGGGGCACTAAGCCCGCTGGGCCGCGGCCTTCTCCTGGAGCGTCTTGCACCCGACGCAGATGCGAAAACCGTGGGACCGCCTGGCGTCCGGCATGTCATCGCCGCAGCTGTCAACGACGCAGAACTCCGGACCGTAGCCGGGCTCACCAGGTGCATATTTCACGGGCGCCGGCCGCGACCGGTTGTTGCGTTCCCACTCCAGCAGCTCGACCGCCTGCGTTTGATCTTCCAAAGACATCCTGTGTTCCTCGCATAAAAATGGCCCCGGGTTCGTTCCGGGGCCTGTTGTCATTCTGGTGTCACGCCGCCTCAGGCAGCGAGCTTGAACGCCATGGCCGCCGGGGCTTTCGCCTCGACGTTATCCGCCAGCCAGGCGGACCACTTATCCATCGCGGCAGTCATCTCGGGCAGGTAGTCGGCCCTGTCGTAGTTCTTCGAGCCGGTGTCGTTCTTCGCGTGCTGCTGGATCAGGTCGCGGGTGAAGCGATCGACACCAGCGTCATGGGCACGCGACTTCCAGGTTCGTCGGATGTCGCGGGTCTGGAAGTGGTCGAGCTTGCAGCCCTCGCTGTCCAACCAGCGGGTGATGGCGCGCCCTACCAGCCTGAAGTCCATCATCTCGCCCTGACCGTTGTTGAACAGGGGCCCGTCGCCAAATTGCATAATCAGCTCGCGCAGCGGCTCGATCGCCTGCGTCGGCAGCGGGATCGTATGGGCGCGCTTGCGGCCCTTCGTTTTCTCTTTGGGCATCTTCCACAAGCCGTTCAAGAGGTCGATGTCGGCGCCGTCGATCCGCAGCGTCTCCTGCACGCGCTGCCCGCAGCAGATGAGCATGCGGATGCAGATCGCAATCTTCTGGTTGAACACCTCGGCACCCGGGTCGCTGGCTTTCCAAAGGATCTTCAGCTCGGCGGCATCGAGGTTCCGGTCGCGGGTTCCGACTGCCTCGGGATCTCGTGCGACGTCGGCGGCCGGGTTGCGGGTCAAGGTCCAGGTGTACTGCACCTTCGCCGTGTAGTCGTTCGTGGACCGGATCGCCCAGTTGTAGGCCGAGGAGATGTAGCCGCGCTGCTTGTCGGCTGCTCCACGGTGGCCCCTTTGGAAGAACTCGGCCACGTGGGCGACCACGTCCTTCGGCTGCACGTCAGCCGCCGGCGTATCACGCCCGAAGGCCTTCGCCGCTGCGTACCTGCCCGTCAGCAGCGCGCGCTCGACGTTGATGGCGCTGGCCTTGCCCTTGGCCCGCATGTGGGCCACGTAGCCCTCGAACACCTCCGCAACTGATCCAGGCTTGGCGAGGTTCGGATCGACCGGCTCGCCCTGATCGGCTGCCTTGACGGGCTTCAGGGCAAGGGCAGGGTCATGGCCCTGAGCAATCTCGGCGAACTTGGTGCGGGCCAGGTCGCGGGCCTTCTCGGGCGGCATGTCGGAGGTCCGGCACAGGCTCAGTTTGCGCGCTGTCCGTTCGGCCGTCTTGGTCCGATATCGGATCACATAGGCCTTCCGGCCGCTAGCCTGGACACGGACGCCGAAGCCCTCCAGCTCGCTGTCCCAGTGGCACACGTAGCCCGTCGCGGGGGCTGCCAGCTTATCCACAAACGCCTTCGTCAGTTTCGGCATGATGGTCTCTTTTGTCGGTCGTCCGGTGCTCGATCGCGATCGAACTCCTTGGGTTGCACGCCGGAGAAAGCTGGGCCCAATCGGGCCCCGACTTTCGCGACATGGCAGTGAATTTACGGGGTGCAACGGCGGGCCGAAACCCTGTTAAGCCGTTGATGCAATGATCATAAATGATCAATCGGTAATTGGCGAGATTTTTCCGAAAGCGACTACGAATCTGGGGGTCAGAGGTTCGAATCCTTTCGGGCGCGCCAGTTTCTTCCCTGTAAATTCACTTACAGGTCAACGACTTGCACAGCGGTGAATCCGCTGTCAATGAGGCCCCCTTGCGGGGCCTTTTTCGTTCGGGCCCCTCATGGGCCTCAAGTCGTATCGGGATGGGCCGTGATGAGGCCCACTTTCGGGGCCCATTGCGTGAACTCGCGGGGGTGCGACGTTCTGTCAAAGCAGGCTTGAGGTCTACCATATCTGGGGGGCGGACACGGCAACTGGCATGTCGCCCGGCACCGGCTCGACACCCTCCTTGCTCATGTCTTGAACCCGCCGGAAAAAGTCGCGAAGGCGTTGCACCTCGCGGTCTCCCTCGATGCGTCGGGCCGCCCCGCGCATCGCGGCTGCCAGCTCCGCTGTTGAAGCTTCGGGCGGCAACCCCAGCACCCTTGCCAGCTCCAGCTGAGCCTCGTTGATGCGGGCGGCCTCGCGGTCCAGGGCATCCTTACGCCATTGGATCTCGCGAAGGACTTCGGCATGCGTGCCTTGGCGGATCTCGTCGCGCTCGCGCTGCGCTGCCTCATTGGCCGTCTTCAGAGAGTCGGCGCTGAGGTAAGCGGTTCGGACGAGCCCTCCCAGCTCATCGCCCAGCTTCTTGCGAAGCGCTGTGTCGGCAGCCCAGATCGACCCCTCGCCACGCGACTGGATCCGCGCTCGGGTCGTCTCGCGATCGATGCCGTCCATGAGCAGCTTGAGCCAGGCGTCACGTGGCAGGTTACCGAGGTTGCCCAGCGTCGGGCCCTTGGCGACCTTCCAGCCGCTTTCATGGCGAATGATCAGGCCGCACCCGTTCGGGATATCGGCCTTGGTGATCAGCCCGGCCGGCGCGGCGAACACAACGGCGCTGGCGAACTGCAGGTAGGTCTGCCATTTGCCGGCGGTCACATCCCGGCGGAAATCCGCGATCGAGATCTTGGCCTCGTAGGCGATCGGCGCGAATCGGCTGAAGCTCTTTTTGACCGCGTACACGTCAGGACGCGGCGAGCCGGAAGGCCCGAGCTGCATGTTCTCCCACGCCATGACATCGGACGTGGTGCGCAGGTGATTCGCGAGGTCGGTTGCCAGCTCGTCATGGCCCCACTTCCGCGGGGCGCTCACACGGCCACCAGCGGCAGCAGTGGCGTCGTGTACGGCAGGAACAGCGGGTGCTTCGGGTCACCGCCATCGGTCGAGCCGAAGTGGAGCACCGGTTTGCCGCTACGATGCAGCCAGGCCAGCAGCAGATCGAGCTGTGGACGCAGGTTTTTCGGCACCTTGTCGCGACCGCCCCAGCAAGGGACCAGCACGTCAGCCTCGGCGATGATTCGCTCCAGGTGCGTAAAGTGCTGCGGGCCCTGCGGGAACGGCACCTTGCCGATCTGCTTCACGTCGGTCGCCCGGTAGCTGAACACGTTGCCGACGATGAAGCGGTGCCCGCCGTTGCGCTGGGTGAAGCCGATCCACTTGCGAACGGTAGGGTCGTCGAGCATGGCGTCAGCGGTCGACGGGTTGATCCCGAAGTAGGCGAACACCTTGCTGTCTTCGTCGTATTCAGCGGGGATCAACCCCTCACAGCTCCGATCGAGGCGATAGCGGTACAAGCCGCACTCGCTGATCACAGCGCTCACGGATGCACCGCCGGGTCGGTCAGGCGGTAGGCTACAACGCGGGTACGGCCCATCTCTGGCTCATGGCGCCAATCCCAGCGCGAGGCGTAGCCAGGCCGTCCGAACGTCGTTGGAGCGTCGCCCTCAAGACGCACCCAGATCATGGCATCCAGATCCGCAACGGGGCACAGGCCACCCGTCCACTCTATCCAGCCATCATCGGCAGCCTTCGGCAGGTAGGCCACCACCTGGCAATGGCGGAAGCTGTCTGACTGCGGCGCCCAGTTCACTCCGCTGACGGAGGTGGTCTCGTCGCCATTCTGGAAGCGGACCTTTGCCACGTTCTCGGGGCGCGGCCCGCAAGCGTCAGCGTTCCACTCGATCCAGCCGTCATCGGACGGCGCTGGGCGCTTAGCGATCACGGTCCACATGCTTTGCGGGCTGTCCAGAGCCGCAGTCTGCGAACTTCCGGCTGGTCGCCGATCAAATTCAACCGCCAGGACGCCTGTGGTGGCGCAATCCAACTCCGGCACCCAGACAAGAAGCCGTCGCTCTGGATCTTCAGTGCTGGTCGTGCCTGCGATTAGCGCGATCGCATCGGCCGGCGCGACATCCCAGGTCAGGCCATGGGGCAGCTCCCCGGCAGGCTCGAAGCCAGCTTGCAGCATGGCGGCATCAGCCAGGCCCTTGCTCAGCTCCCGATCCAGACGCTCGATCTCGGCGAGGATCAGCGCTCCGGCTTTGACCAGGTTGCGGCGTGGGGTGCCGAGCTTGAACCACTTCGCTTCCCACGGCCACCAAGCCGGCGTGCCGTCTAAAGTGGCAGCATCGTAGGCGTGCAACGCGTAGGTGCCGGCGGCTTCCGCCAAGTCGCCTTGGGCATATTTGTCGTCATGCTCTGGCGTCCGGCCTTCCACTTCAACCTGGCGCCGCCGCTCTATCAGCACGTCACGGGAGGCATCGGTCCGCCACTCGGACGCATGGATATCGATCAGAGCGTCGCAGGCCACGAGCGTCTGGCCCTTCGCGTCCTCAAGCCTGGCCCGTAAATCCTCAAGCTGCCGACCCGTCAACGATGGGTCTATCGTGATGAATTGAGGTTCTTCAAAACTGGTATTCAGCAGGGCGGCAGTGATCTCGCCCATTGCTGTCGCACCATCGGTGGTCTGATCTGTCAGCCAGTTGCTGGCTACCTTGCGGATCTTCTCGACCGCTTCACGTACTGAGTTCACCTTCCTTCCCCTTGCCGTGCTGATCACGGCCATGCGCATAAAAAAATGGCGGGACGCTAGGCCCCGCCGTTTTGATCAGTTGATGCCGTCTTTCAGGACTTTGCCAGCGACGAACTTCGCCACCTTCTTCGCCTCGATCGGCACTGGCGCCCCGGTTGCTGGGTTGCGGGCGACGCGGGCGGCGCGGTCGATCCCTTTGAATTTGCCGAGGCCTGGCAGAGGCACTTCCTCACCGTTGCGCAGCAGGGCGATGGTTTCATGCGCCAGCGCGTCCAGGACGCGGGTGACAGTGGCCTGGCTCTCGTTGGTGCGGGTAGCGATGCTGGCGATCAGGGAATGTTTGCTCATGATGCTCCAATGTATGCGGTCAGGCCGCGTCAGTTTGATGCTTGATATTCGCAGGTGCCGCCCACGGTGCGGGCGTTTTCGTAGCTGTTGATATCCTCAACACGGTAAGCAACTCGCCCACCGATTTTGATGTAGCGGGGGCCTGTTGACGTGGATCTCCAATTCGCCAGGGTCCGAGTGGTGATTCGGTTATCCCAGCGCTCAACCAGTTCCACGGGGCTCAGGTAACGCTTCCCTGCGTCGTTCATCGGTCCTAATCTTTCTTGTTAAAAAACGTCTTCTACCGCGCCGTCCGCCTTCGGATCGGTGTCGGATTGCTCGGGCGTATCAACTGCATCGGCCTTGTCGTCTTCGGCTTTAGCCTCGGTATCCGCCTCGACCGCGGTGACTTCTGGCTTGGCGGTTTCTACGGGTTCAGCCTTCTTCCCGGCTTCCACGTTTTTGCTGTCCTTGTTCTCGGTTTTGCCCTTTGCACCGGCGGCCGGGCCGTTCTTTTTGGCACCCTCCTTGGCGGTCTCGGTGATAGCTGTTGAAGTTTTCGCCGCGGCGCCGTCGTCGTCCTCGGAAGCGCCGAAGTGGTCAGCGATCTTGTCGCCGCCCTTGATGGCGTTGTAGATCGCGATCAGGTCGGTCAGCTCGTCGACGTTGGTGCTGTCCAGGGCGTGCCCGAGGTGCGTTTTCAGGATCTCGGTGGTGACGCCCATTTTCGCGAAGGCGTCAGTCATCTTCTCGACGCGCTGTTTCAGCGATACGCCGTTGCCGCCTGCGATGGTCAGCTTGCAGCGGGCGATCGCGGCCTCGGTGAACGACTTCGGCACCAGGGCCAGGATCGCACCACGCATCTGCTTGGACGCAACGTTGGCGATCTTGTCGTCGATGTCCTTGCTGTCGCGCAGCTTCTGCGGACCGTTTTTCGTGTCGCGGAAGTGGTCGACGGTGATCTGGCGGATGCGGCGGTTGTTCTTCTGCTTGTCCCAGGCGTAAACCTCGACCTCGGACTTCCCGTCGCCGCGGGACAGCTCACGGTGGCCCCACTCCATGTGCCCATAGGCGCTCGCCACGGCCTCAGCCAGGCGGATGCTCGGGCCGGTGACGGTGCCACCAGCGCGCGGCACGGCGTAGGAGGCGACCACCGCGAACTCGTACACGTCGCACTCAGCCATCAGTTCAAGGCGGGCGGCTGCCACGTCACGCGGGAACATCTGCGCGACTTGGATCTGACCGCGCGCCTCGGCGATCGCACGCTCCGACTCAATCGCTACAGCGCCAGCGTTCAGGTTGACTGATGGGGAGCGCCCTTGCGCGGCAAGCAGATGACCCTGTTGTGCCGTCTGCTGGATTACTTCTTGAGACATGTTTTCACCTTCATTTATTGGTGCGTTGATTATAAATGATTATTCAGCGCTGTCGGTAGCCTGAATGTTAAAGTCTTCGCCGCTGACTGTAGTGACGAACAACTGCAGCCCGGACTCAAGGATCTGTCTGCGGAATTCGTCGAACGCCTCAGGATCCAGACACTCAAGGCGGTCTACGCAGCAGATGCCCAGCTCACCGGCGCGCAACTTGGCGATCTCGACCGCGATCTGGACCTGCTGGGCGGTGTTGAGGCGGTCGAACACCACGCCATCGCGGTAGATCTCGCCGTCGATGATTTCCACGCCAGGGATCGGCAGCGACTTCAGCAGCTCCAGCTTGTAGGCGTCGATGTCGTTCAGCGCCTTCGTCTGGGCCTCTACGTCGCTCTGCAACTCCTCCAGCTCGGACTCCATCTGTTTGACTGTCTCCAGAGCCTGCTCACGCTTGGCATGGGCGCTGCGATTGGTCTTGATCGACTCCAGCGTCTGGTTCAGCGGCGTGACCTTGTCGGTATGCGCCTGGATGGTCTTCTCGCGCTGAATGCCTGCCTTGCCCTCGAACTCAGTGAACGCCTTGTTCAGGGCGTCAACCTCGGCAGTGGACGCAGCCTTGGCCTCATCGATCTCAGCCTGAGCCTTTGCGCGGATGGCGTCGATCGTCTCCTGCAGGGTGGCGCGCAGGACATCGACCTTTCCCTGGTTCTCGGCGCGCAGACCGTCGAGCTTGTCGCGGACGCGGTTCAGCTCCTTGTCCTTGGCGATCGTGGCTGCCTCGACCTGCGCCCGCAGCTCATCCTCGTTCCCCTCGGCGCCACCAGGCACATCGGGCATCGCCAGGCGCAGCTGGTTGATCGTGCTGTCCTTCTCCTTGACGGCGCGGTTCGTGCCGGTGCGCTCGTCGAACACCTCCTTGCGAACGAAATCGATCAGGGCCAGCCCGCCGATCGAATCGTCCTGGAATGGGGGTCGACCGCTGATCTCCTCCAGGCGCTTCAGGTCGACGTTGATCGGCATTGCTTCGAGCAATACCTTCACGCGGTCCTTCTTCGGCGCATCCAGGAACTCGATCGGGTTCACGCTCAGGGTGTCGGTCAGCTGCTGGATGAACTCGCCCGGCTTGCCGACCTTCTTGCCATCGGCGTCGGTCACGTCCGTGGTGCTACGGGCCTCGGCGATGCGCTTCTTGATCTCGGAGCCGTCGTCCAGCACCAGCACGATCTCGCCCTTGGTCTCACCCTTGCGCAGCAGCGTGGCGTCATGACCCTTGCCGGTCGCCGCCTTGATGGCTTCGAGGACGCTGGTCTTGCCGGTGCCGTTCTTGCCGCGAATGTCGTTGAAGCCGGCCGGGCTAAACTCCAGCTCGTCAATGCCGAGGATGTTGGAGATTTTCAGGTGCGCAATGCGCAAGTGGTTTTCGGTGGTCATGCCTTTTCTTCCTGATTTGATTGGAGTTAAGCGGCTTCTTCGAAGTCGCGATATGCGTAAGGGGGGAGCTGTGCCTGGATGACTTTCCCGCCATCGGCGCCAGGCCAGATGTCGTGCGCCTCGCACCACAGCAGACGAGCCAAGTCGCGCTGATACGTCCGGCGGCCGAGTTCGATCTGGTCTGCGGTGAGGAAGTGAACTGCTACGTCGTGCGGGCGCGCCTTCTGAGCAGCAACAAACGCGAAGATCTCCGGCGCATCTTTGCCGTAGAGCCCGTAGAGAATGTCCAGATACCAGGCGGCCTGTACGTGGTATCGACGCTGGAAGATCGTGCGACCGAAGCCGACCTCGCTGACATCTTCAGTCGTCTTCAGGTCCGGAATGACCAGCCCGTTGGCGCTGATGGCGTCTGTACGGCATTTGCGCAGAACGCCCTGATCGTCACGCCAGTAGAACGATTGCTCAGTTGCAGCGCCTTTGAGGAGCCCGCCAGCGGTATGGTGGCGCTCGACTGAGCGGAGCATGCCGAGCATGTTCTTATAGTCGCTCGCAGGGATAGCGATCTTGCCCGCCATCTTTGCCTCATGGTCCTGCTTGAGCAGCATCATGATCTTTTCGCGAGGGTAGCCGGCCTCCTCGATGAGGCGGCGAGACAGCTCAGCCTTCGTACCGCTGGTAACCAGCATCTCTCTGGCGAGCGCCTGCTTCAGATCGTCAGCGCTATCCAGCGCATTAGGATGCGCCGAACGATCGAAACCGACCGCGTAGGTCTGCTCGAACGTGCCGGGCTCCAGGATGATCTTGTGCGTGCCGTCACCTACGGCGAAAGCGTGCTTGTATTCACGTTCTTCGCGGTTCGGATTGACGTATTGATCCCAGTAATTCAGGCCGCTGATCGCGATGGCGTCGAGCTTACTCTTACTGATACCTGGTCCCGCGTGATACTGCTCGTTGGTTTGCTCAACCAAGCCGAGCGGATGGTCATCGCTCACTGGTGTTTGCCTCGGTGGATGGGTGTGAGGCAAAGGATAGCGTCAAATTTGAATAACGCGCAAGCATTTACAGGCGCTTTTCACGCGAAGTACCTGAATTGACCGACAGTTACTTGCGATTACCTATAAAAGCTTTCACCCCATTGATCAAATAAGATAAACTGGCCCGACATTCACTTGGCTGAGACCACCATGAGCGGGCAGAAAACGACAGAAAATAACGGCGCTGAACCACAGGGCTTCCAGGCGCTCTTTTATGGGCACCTCGATGCTCTGGAGCAGCGCGCTCACGCGGTAGGTCTGACCCTCACCGATATGTGCCGTGACGCCGATGTGGCGCGGGCGACCCCGGATCGCTGGCGCAAGAAGCTCCCGAAGACGATCCAGAACGTCTGCGACCTGGAAGCCGTCGTGGTGAAGGCCGAGCGCGAGGATGCGAAGGACGCCGCGAGGCTCGAAGCCCGCGACCCTGACCAGCCGCCCGCGCCGGACACCCGAGCTGCGCTGCTGGCGGCACGCGCCCGCAACTGACCCCGGTCAACATCGACTTTCAAGGTTTTGACCGATGAAAATTACGCCCCGCGACTATCAGCAAGAGCTGATGGATAAAGTGCTGTCGTCATTCCGCTCCGGGAAGCGCTCTCCGCTTGTTGTTGCGGCGACCGGCGCTGGCAAAACGGTTGTATTCAGTGCCATTGCTTCAAGGGCTGCCAGTAAAGGCAATAAGGTTCTAATCCTTGCCCACCGTGACACCCTAATCAAACAGGCCAGCAGCAAGCTGAAGGACTACGAGGTAGGCCACGGCATCATCATGGCGAGCTACACGCCGGATGCCCTCGCCAAGGTGCAGGTGGCATCGGTTCAGACCCTGGTGCGCCGCCTCGGCAAGATGCGGTTCGTTCCCGACCTGATCATCATCGACGAGGCCCATCTGTCGGCCGCGAAGTCGTACCTGGCGATCCTCGCGCACTTCGCGAAGGCGCTGGTGATCGGCTTCACCGGTTCGCCCTGCCGTCTCGACAACAAGCCGCTCGGGAAGGAATCCGGCGGGATCTACGACGACCTGATCCAGGCCATTTCGATCCGCCAGCTCATTGATCGCGGGTTCCTGGTGCAGCCGACCGTATTCGGCGCCGAGGAAGCGCTGGATCTGTCCGGCATCAAAAAGAGCATGGGCGACTACAACACCGAGGAGCTGGCGGCGGTCGTCGATAAGCCGAAAATCACCGGTGACGCGGTCAAGCAGTACCAGAAGATCTGCCCGGGCGCCCCGGCCGTCGCCTGGTGCGTGACCGTCGAGCACGCCCAGCACGTAGCGGACGCCTTCAACGCCAACGGCATCAAGGCCGTCATGCTGTGTGGCGAGCACGACACCGCGTATCGGGACAAGACGCTGAAGGGGCTGGAGACCGGCGAGGTCCAGATCGTCACCTTCGTCGGCATCCTGATCGAGGGCGTGGATTGCCCGGCGATCAGCGCCATCATCCTCCTGCGCCCGACCATGTCACTCGCCAGCTACTTGCAGGTGATCGGCCGTGGCCTGCGCCCGTACACGCTCCCGAGCGGCGAGAAGAAGTCGGTCTGCTACGTGCTCGACCACGCGGATCTCTGGCGCAAGCACGGGTTCGCGGACGAGGAGCGCGAGTGGGATCTGAACGGCGAGGTCAAAAAGAAGGGCAAGAAGAAGGACAAGGAGCCCACGGTCGATTTGATCCAGTGCCGCGGCTGCTTCGCGGTGTTCAGCCCCACCGCCGCTGCCGAAGCGGGCCAGAAGCATGACCTGGCCGGCGAGAAGCGTGGCCCGTGCTGCCCGAACTGCGGCAAGGCGATCGAGGTCAAGGTTCGCAAGCTGGAGCAGGTCGACGGCGAGCTGACCCAGATCACGCCCGAGATGGTCGAGGCGATGCGCAAGGATACCCGCCGCGAACAGGGTAGCGCACAGACGCTAGAGGATCTGAAGGCGCTGGGCGCCAAGCTGGGCCGGTCGCCCAAGTGGGCCGAGCACGTGTTCAACGCTCGCCAGACCAAAAAGCCCAAGCCGAAACGCCTGACGGCGCCGCCTCAGATCGAGCTGCCACCGGTACCCACCGATATCGAATTGAACAGCATGACGCTGGAGGAGCTGGAAGGCGTCCGCCTGGCGCAAGGTTGGCCGCTGTCGTGGCCGGTCGAATACTACAACCAACTTCGCGGCAACGCGTCGTGAACACAAACTGAACCCCACGCCATTTGGCGATGAGTGGAATAACCGAGGAATAAGCAATGGCTCGTGGTGTAAACAAGGTGATTTTGGTCGGTACGTGCGGCCAGGATCCAGAGGTGAAGTACCTCCCCAACGGCAACGCAGTGACCAACCTCAGCCTCGCAACCAGCGAGTCGTGGAAGGACAAGCAGAGCGGGGAGAAGGTCGAGAAGACCGAATGGCACCGCGTGTCGATGTTCGGCAAGGTCGCCGAGATCGCTGGCGAGTACCTGCGCAAGGGCTCCCAGGTCTACATCGAGGGCAAGCTACAGACCCGCGAGTGGGAGAAGGACGGCATCAAGCGCTACACGACCGAGATCGTCGTGGACATGCAGGGCACCATGCAGCTGCTCGGCGGCCGGCAGGACAATAACGGCGGCCAGGGTCGTGACAGCAACAATCAGCCCTCACAGCGCCCGCAGCAACAGTCGCGCCCGCAGCAGCAAGCTCGGCCACAGCAGCCGCAGAACCCGGCCCCAGACTTCGACAGCTTTGACGACGACATTCCGTTCTGACGGGCTGCGCGGGAAAGGATGATGACCAATATCAATGTTGTTGAGGGCGGTACAAATGGCCTCTGAAGGCGCAGTACAAAAGACGATCTGGCTCGGCCTCGGCGTGCTCTCCCGCCTGTTCCGACTCAATAGCGGGAAGGCTTACCTCTCGAACCTCGGCCCGGCCGGCGTACAGCGCCTTCAGGATGGATCCGTCCTGATCAGGTCGGCGAGAACGGTCAGCCTCGGGATCGCGCTTCCATCTGGAGATCCGGTCAACGGGCAGAGTGACCTGGCTGGCTGGACCAGCGTCGTCATCACACCCGAGATGGTCGGCAAACGCGTCGCCGTCTTCACCGCCATCGAAACTAAACGATCGAAGGGTGGCAAGATCTCCAGCGACCAGGTGAACTTTGTGACGCAGGTGGCGGAGCAAGGCGGAATTGCGGGAATCGCCAATAGCTTGGATGCGGCCCGTAAAATTTTTGATGAATGGGCCAACAAAATCGGGGCGGTCTTGTAGTATCATTTCAACACCGTTTCGACTTTCAAAGAATTAATTGAGTTACAGACTGCAGCATTTCCCGTGCTGTAGTCTCTGAGTTTGGGCTAGGAACAGGTTAGCTACCTGTTCCGAAAAGCGTCTTCTGCGGGCGCCTGCCCATTTTTTCTATTACGCAGATCGGACAGAGCAGGGTCGGAAAATGACAAAGCAACGTGGCAGCGTCGCGTATGAGTGACCACGCCGTTATCCAACAGTTCCTCAAAGCAATGTCAGATCAGGACATCGTTCCTGGCGACAATCTCAATTTCGACGGCACTCTTGAGCGTTTTTTCGTCGAGGGTGATCGTAAAGGCAGCAAAAACGGTTGGGCCATCCTGCACATCGACAAGAGCCCTGTAGGGCAGTTCGGCTGCAACAAGCGCTATGGCGACCACAAGTTCGTCTGGAAGGGCGATCGCGACACCAAGCCCATGAGCCCGGCCGAGCGCAAGTCGCAGCAGGACGAGTGGGACCGCAAGAAGGCCGAGAAGGCTGCCACCGAGCGCAAGCGTCACGCTGATGCGGCGGCCCGAGCGCAATCGACGTGGGCCGCTTCGGCGCCAGCGACCAACGACCATCCTTACCTGGTTCGCAAGGGCGTCAAGGCCCATGGGCTGCGCGTGGGTAAGTGGGAGTTCATCAACGATGAGACCGGCGAGATCTGGAACCTCACCGACAACGCGCTGCTGGTGCCGCTGTGCGACAAGACCCGGGCGATTCACAGCCTGCAGGGCATTTTCCCAGGCAAGATCCTTGGCAAGGGCGACGGCGCCCGCGACAAGGATTTCCTCAAGCACGGGGCGAAGATCGGCCTGTTCCACGTCATCGGGAAGCCGCAGACGGTCGATGACTGCCTGGTGTTCATCCTGTGCGAGGGCTACGCGACGGGCGCCAGCATCCACGAGGCCACAGGCCACTGCGTGCTGGTGTGCTTCGACACGAGCAATCTGCTGCCCGTCGCGGACGCGATCCGCGAGAGCAAGCCCGAGGCGATCATCGTCCTGGCGGCCGACAACGACCAATGGACCAGCAAGCCAGTCCAGAACCCCGGCGTGCATTTCGCCAGCAGAGCAGCTGCGGCTGTCGGTGGGCTCCTGGCCGTTCCCCAGTTCCCCTCAGACCACCCTGACCAGCCTACCGACTTCAACGACCTGGCTGCTCTCATGGGGAATGAGGTGGTTGCCGACGTCATTCACGAGGTCATCGCCGCCAACAAGGTCGCTCAGGATGAGCCTGAGCCGGCCGCTGAGGTCATGCCGTGGGAAGATGGGCCGCCATCGCACCACGAGGACATCCCGCTCCCTGGTGGCTACGACAGCGAACCAGCGGTGCAGCCAGATCCTGAGCCATCGCCAGCCGCTGCCGTGCCGCCGTCGAAGCCGCTCGATCCGAGCGATGAGCATGATGATGACGAGCTGACCAACAACGGCTACTTCACCATCCTCGGCTACGATCAGGACGACTACTTCTTTTTCCAGCACGAGAAACGGCAGGTGCTCGCCCGCAAGTCGGGCCAGTTCAGCGAACCCGGCCTGCAGGAGCTGGCGCCGATCAACTGGTGGGAGACCTACTTCCCGAGCGAGAAGGGTTTCAGCCGCAAGCAGGCGTTGGAGTTCATTTTCCGCACGGCGAACCGCCGCGGCATCTATGACCCATCCAAGGTGCGCGGGCGCGGTGCCTGGACTGACAAGGGGCGCGCTGTCTACCACCACGGCGACTACCTTACCGTCGATGGCGTCGAGACGGCGCTGACCAAGATCAAGTCGGGCTACGTGTACCCGATGGGTCGCAGCATGCCGAGCCTAGCCGATCAGCCCATGAGTGACGAGGAAGGCGGCCACCTGGTGGACGTGGCGAGCTTGGTTCGATGGAGTACGCCCGGCAGCGCGGCCCTGATGGCTGGCTGGGTCATCCTCGCACCGATATGCGGCGCCCTTGGCTGGCGCCCACACATCTGGCTCACCGGCGCGGCCGGCAGCGGTAAATCGACCGTCCAGGGCAAATACTGCGCCGCTCTGGTACGCAACATCGGCCACTACTACTCCGGTGACAGCACCGAGGCCGGCATCCGGCAGGATCTGAAGGCGGACGCATTGCCGGTGCTCATCGATGAGGCGGAGAGCAACAACGAGCGGGACAAACAGCGCGTCGAGAGCGTCATCGGCCTGATCCGGAAGACCTCGACCGAGTCGCAGATGAAGACCGCCAAGGGCACTGTGTCCGGCACAAGCCAGCAGTACCAGATCCGGTCCATGTTCTGCCTGGCCTCGATCAACGTGAACCTGCCCACCAAGGCGGACATCGACCGTCTGACCAAACTGGTCATCAAGGCCCCCAAGGATGTTGGCGAAGACCACTGGCCACAGCTGGAAGCCGAGCTGAACAGGATTGATCTGGACGACACCATCTCCAGCCGCTTGCTGGCGCGCTCCCTTCACATGATGCCCACGATCCTGGAGACCGTGAAGGTGTTCCGGAAGGTGGCGGCGAAGCACTTCGGCAGTCAGCGCGACGGCGACCAGTACGGCACGCTGCTGGCTGGCTGCTGGTGCCTGCAAAAGAGCTACGTCCCGAGCGATCTGGAGGCCATGGTCCTGATCAAGGGCTACGACTGGAGCGAGCACACTGAGGATGCCGATCAGGACGAAAGCACCAAGGCGATCGGAGCGCTGCTCAGCGCGAAGATCCGCATGGGCGGCGGCGCTCCGGACCAGACCATCTTCGACCTGGTGCGCGACGCGACCACCTCGTACGGGACCGGGAAGACCAAGCTCGATGATGCGGTCGACATCCTTCGCCAGCACGGGATCATCGTCGATGCCACGTCCGACAAGCTGATCTTCGGCACCAGCCAACCGAACCTGACCGCGCTGATCGAGAAGATGTCAGCTATCACCGACCTCCGCGGGCAGCTGCTGCGCGTGAACGGCGCCGAGCGGATGGCTTCCAAGAGCTTCAACGGCGCGAAGTCGAAGTGTGTATCCATCCCCCTCTCGCCGATCCTTGGCGACCTGAAAGAGCGAGAAGACGAGCCATTCTGACCATCGGCCAGATATGACAAAGCCCGCAGATGCGGGCTTTTTGCTGGGCAGCGGTTCAATCGTTGGGCGTGTGCTTCACGATCCCAAAATCGGCATAGAGATCTTCACGCAGGCCGCAGCACGCGCACTCGCGCATGTTCCAGGTGTGGTAAATCACCCATGGGTGCCGCTCGCCAGGTGTGCAGACGCCATCCGGCCGCCACTCCCAGATATCGATATCGTCGACCGCTTCCATAATCCCCTCGCATAAAAAAGCCCGGTCAGTGCCGGGCGGGTTGATTGGTTCATGGTGGCATCACTAGTGATTAGCGTGGCAACCTGGTCAGCTCGATGTCGCAATCGTTCCAGCCTGCCAGCCACCAGGCCCAAAGCCGGGTCATGGGCTTGTGGGGCACAGTGTCTTTGGCCTGGTTACGCCTGCGCTCGCTTTTACCGTCGTAATAGGCGCCGGGCAGCTGCTGGTTACTCATGGACGCGCATCCTTTCCACGAACACCGTCCAGCGCTCGAAGGAATTAATCGGGCTGCTGCCGAATGAGTGAAGGCCCAGGCCCGCGCATTCCCACAGGCCTTTCCAGTATTTTATGTGAGGTTTCATCGCGGCCACGCCTTGTGCGAGGTGTAGTTGTGGAAGCGCATCGACCAGTTGCTGTAGCCGCTCAGGGCCATGGCTGGATGTGCGACCAGATCGTGCAGGATGGCCCACAGCCGGCGCTCGCCTGTGTTCTTGCAGGCCTTGTTCGGGTCGGTTTTCACGGCTCACCGCCTTGCGCAGCCGCCGCCGCGGCGCTGTATCCGGCCATTACGGTGTCGAGATCCGCCATGTTGCGGTCGGACACAGATGCGTAGACCTTGGCTGCAGGAACCCCCCGAGCAAACAGCCTGGCGCCTTCCTGCTCAGGCGTCTCTAGCTTGGGTTTACCCTCCTGGCGACGCTCATAATCCTTCCAGTTCGCGCACGCCAACCAGCCGTAGAAGCGGCGGTTTAGACTGGCGTCACGGAACCGACGCATGTTCGGGTTGTTCGTCATGCCCTTAGCAAACTGAGGCTTGAAGCGATCGCCACAGTTGGCAATAAAGTCTCTCAGCTCCTTTTCTTCATCGACAGCCATTATTCACCATCCTTCATGGCTGGCTTCAGCTTCAGATTGCAGCGAGTGCAGGCCGCTGAATGTCCGCCTTGGGTGATTACGCGAGGGTTGCCTGGCTCTAATACGCATTGGCAGAGCTTTGCGGTCTCCTTAGCCTTGAGCCATTCCTTGAAATCAGCCCATTCTTCGACCGATACGCCCAGTTCTTCGCGCAGGGTCTTTCCAGGGGTGGCTGGCACAGATTTGGGGGCGAGGTACTGCTTAACGTCGGTGCTCAGGTCAGGGAATCGACCGAAAGCGCCTGCCAGATCGCCTCTCTCAATCAGCTCCCGCGCCTTGGTCAGTTCGGATTGCAGGTTTTCAGCGTAGTCCTGCGCCTCGATGCAGAGGTTCTTCTGATGCGTGAGTTCGTCGTTGTGGGCATCGCGAGCCAACGAGGCGAGATGAAGATCGGCGGTCAGGCGGGTGACGTGGATGCGGTCTATCAGTTCGACAACCTCAACAGCGCGGCCGAATCTAGCATGATGCTTCAGCGCGTCCTCTACGAGTACCGCATGTTCGTGGTACTTCGTTGAGTGGCCTTCGACAGCTACACGCCACGCCAGCACTTCCACATCGCCAGCAGGCGGCACAGTCGCACCGCTCGACGCCGCGTAACCGACGTTGGTGTCTTTGAGGATCGTCGGCTTGACGACCGCGGCGCTCGGTTTTCCAGCGCCGAAGCGACCAGGGCAATCAGTAGCATGCCACTCGGGCGCAGCGCTGAAGCCGGCCAGGCAGTTGCAAAGGGTGAAGCGGCTCATACCGCACCGCCATCAGCAGCCGGCGCGGGTTGGAACTCGATCGCCTTGCACAGCTTCCGAGCATGATCGAGAAGTGGCGCCGACCAGTCGCGACCAACGCCGTCGTCAAAGGCGAACAGCATGCCGCCTAGAGCAGTTTCCAGCTCGGCGACCCGTTCCAGCAGCGCAACCTCGCGGCGCTCCGCATCATTGCAGTCGGCCACGGCCACGTCGGCACGGACGCGTTCTGGCGCGCTGGCCGCTTCGAGCAGCTGATCGCTTTGAGCCCTCAGCGCCGCCAATGCCCACGCCATCAGGCCCGTGGTGTTGCCAGGGCGAATGGCGCGGGCGTTGCCGACCAGCCAGCTTTGCAGCTCGGCGGCCTCGGCATTGTCGTCGTGGCGACGCTGCTGGGGAGTGACGGGCGCGCGCAACGGCTGGCGCGCTGCGGCGTCGTCAGCGATCACGGCACTGACAGGATCATCGCCGCGGCAGAAAGCCAGGCGTTCGGTTGGGTTCATGTTGCTGTAGTCGATCTGGCGGACTGTCGCGCACGAGCAGGTCAAGCGTCCTTGGTTGCAGTCACACATTTTCGCTGCGTTCATTTCCCTTTCCTCGGTGTGTTGTTTGATGCCCAAATAATAGCGCCGTTGATCAAATAAGATCAACGGCGCAGGTAGAACTGTTTGGAATAAGGAAAGCTATTTACAAGCAAATTCCTTGTGCTTCTGCGGGTACTGCTCGGGCGGCAGCAGCAAGCCCTTGTCATCGGCGAACGCCTTACGAACGATCATGCACTGATGCAGTGTGGTCTTCGCCGGCAGTTTGACTTCCATGGTGGTGCAGTCGAGTTTCGCCGCGCTGGCGCACAGCAGGATTTCAAGGATCATGGTCGGTTGTCCTGGCCGCAGTTGCGGCAGTCGTATTGGAAGCGCTGGCGATCGGAGACGAAGCGTCCGCAACCGCCGCAGTTGAACACCATCTCGCGGGCGCGCTGAGGTCTGGGAAGCTTGATGCCGGTGCCGAGCAGGGCCTGCCTCAGATCAACATCTTGGCGGTGAACCAGCCGGCGGCGGATTGCGTCGATATAGTCGGCAGACCAGATCTTGCGGCTCCCTCCCATGAGGCCTCCGGCGAACTGCTTCCTGGCGTCCTCGATCGACAGGTGCGCTGCCCGTCCGAGATCTTCGGTCACCTGCCCCTTGTTCCAGCCGATCCAGTAGACGTCGTTACCGTTCCAGTCGCCTGGCACATGCACGTAGACGCGACAGCCTGGCATCAGCAGCGCATCGCTCGCGGCCTCATCCATAACCTGGTGGTCGACGCCGTAATGCGCCCGAGCGTCGATGTAGTCCTTCGGCCACGGGACATCGGTGTCGCGGTGGCTGGAGGCCTGCTCGGCGGTGAACAGCTCGGCGCCGTCGAGATCCGTGACGTAGCCGCGGCGATCTTTGCCCCAGAACTGCAAGCCGTCGCCAACATGGCTGCGGCTGTCCTGCAGGTAGAACAGGCGGGTCACACAGCACCGCCTGCGGCTGTTACGGCATCGATCTCCTCAGATTCCTTCTCGATCTGCCAGCGTTTCACCTCGGTCCAGCCGGCCGGAACCTCCCAGAGCAGGTGATCCAGTTCGCGATCGAAAGTGGTTTTGGCTGCCCGGTCGACTTTGTACTGCGCGAGCTTTTCGGGATCGACGTCCTTCCACGGAACGCTGACGTACCAGATGGGCGTCGGCTCGCTGAAGCCCCACACCGTGGGCGCATACCATCGATTGCCGTGAGTGAGGCAAGGCAGGCCCGGCGTCAGCTCTACTAGCTTGAGCGCATTTTCGATCGGCTCAGGGCGCGGCAGTGAGTCGATTTCCTTCCAGATCTCAGCACCTGGCCCACGGCGGCGTGGCACCCACATGCGGTGCTTCTGGATCAAGCGATAGACCGTGGTGTCTGGGCGCTCCTTGAAGATAAAGCCGGCGAACTGACCAGTGTGGTCGTAGTTGTTGACCTGGCTGGCGCCGTACTTGTCGCCCAGCTCCTTGAACAATTTCCCGGCAGCGTTGCGCAGCTCGAACAGGCGAGCGATTTCGTCAACAACAGGCCCTTCGGTGATGCGGAAATAGCGTTGATATACGGACATAGGTAGGGTCTCAGTTCAGGTGGTAGCCGCCGCACTTGGTGCAGCGCTTCGGGGTCACAGTGACGCGATCGCGCCGGTAGATCGCAGACGCCGCTGCGGTCGCGCTCTCGACACTGGCGAAACGCTTGCGGGGGTGGCAGGCGTGGCGCTCTGGCATGGCGATGCACTCCAGGATGGGCGCCGGAGCGCCCGGGTGGGGGATCAGATGTGGCAGTCGTAGACCGACAGCAGGGTTTCATCCGGCAGGCCATCGAGCAGCTTGCCCAGCTCTGTCAGCCAGGTGTTGTCGTCCTTCTCGTCGGCGACCATGCCCCACCAGCCCATCGAGCCACGCTCGTGCCAGACGCCGTCCTTCAGGATCGCGAAGGTCGAGGCTGACTTCAGACCGGAGAGGCGGATGTAGGTCTCGCGATCGACCAGGAATTCGTCCGGGCCTTCCCAGCTGCGCGTCGCTTCCTTGTAGGCCAGCACGCCAGCCTGAGCGTGGTAGACGTCGCGAGCAGCATTAATTCCGCCGGGCAGCTCAGGGGTCTCGCCGAGGTATTTGGCGCGCAAGGTTACCCAGTCGGCGACCTGCGGATGCAGCGCCAGGATCGCGGCAGCGCGATCATATTGTTCGGCGGCCTTCACTTCGGCATCGACGCGCATTCCGTCAAAGTCGATGTCGAGCTTGAACGCTTGGTCGGCGGTACCCTCAGGAGCGCCCGAGGTCATCAAGCCAGGCTTGCCGGTGATACCGTTGGTGCGTGGCTTCATCTTGAAGAAGCCTGACCAGCGACCGCCCAGCTGATGCCAGTCCCACTTGCGGTTCGGGTTGGTGCGGCGGACAACCTTGGTGACTTCGCCGCCTTCCGTCAGCACGTAGCCGTATTTGTGATCGCCCTCGATGTCGATCGGGGTATCTTCGTTGGCTTCGCTCATGCCGTGGTAATCGCACAGATGCTCGCGCAACGTCATGATTTCTGGAGTCGGGATCTCCAGCTCGACGTAACCGTCAGGAATATTATGAACGGTACGGTTGGACATGATATCGCCGGGCTTGTACTCGGGATTTGGAACCTGGAAAAGATTCGACCATTTGCGGATGAGTGCGCCGTGCACGGGGTGGATCACTACTTCCTTCTGCTGCTCGCCGTTCATCAGCGTGCCTTCGGGAATCTGCACCATCGACATGGTGTCGTTCGCGTATTCGGTGCGCTTTTCTTCGGTCTCGTCGAGGTCTTGAACGTAGCGGTCGTTTGTGCCGGTGCATTCAAACTCGTGGAACGGTGCCAGTTGCTTTTCTGGATCCTGGCCGATGACCAGAACTGTGAAGTGGCTCATATCCTTTCTCTCTTGAGTGCCAGCAGCGGGCTGGCTCCGTTACCGCGAAACCCCGCACTCGGCGGGGTTCGTTGATAGGGTGAGGGTTAGCGGAGGCTGGCGACCTGGGCGCGAGCATCGCTGTCATCAAGCTGACGCTGCTTGGTGAGCTTCGCCAGCATCGGGGATACCGGGGTCGCGGCGCGCACGCGTGCTTTGCTGTGCTTCTCGATCAGATCAGCCGCGGATGGGCGTTTCGGTTGAGGATGGGACATTGTGTTGCTCCTTGGTGGCGTGGTTACCGGTCTGAGTTACCGGCACGGTTACGGTTGATTGGGTCGGCTTGCTGAACGTCCAAGCCAGGCACAGAGCCAGCAGCACCACACCAGCCCACAGACCGAAGTCATCAACGTTTTTGCGGGGCTGTTTGTCTGTCATGCTGCTTGCTCCTGTGTGCTTTTGTTGGAGCAATTATTGCTCTATTGATCAAATAAGATCAATCGAATGCTTAGAACGGTTTGGAATATCAGAAAGGAAGACCTCCGTTGTAAACGCATATGGCGTTGCCTGATGGATCGCGCCCGGTGCCGTCGCAGCACCAGCACTCTGGGTCGTGGCAGCGTCGATCTGCATCAGCCACCGGCTCGGCAATCTCGCTCCATGGTGCTGGTAGCGGTGTGATCGCCCCGGCCTTCATCGACGCATCCATGTCGATGCCGAGCATGGCAGCACGGTTGCGAGCACGGTTGCCGTTGCCTGGCGAGAAGTCGGGGATGTCATCAGCGTCGGTGGCGGTCCCTGGCGGATTGTCTGGGGCATACATCCAGCCAGTGACGGTGACCGTGTCCGGGATGTTGAACCAGGAGCCGCCGTAGCAATAGCGATCGACAATCCCACCGCAGCCCAGGCCAGGCCAGAACCCGTCGAACTTCATGATGACGACGTGCATGTCTGGCGGCAGGCTGTCCGTGATCCACCCGTGCGCAGCTTGCAGCGCCTCGATCGCGCCCACCAGATCGGCGACGTGATCGAGCAGCGTGTCATCGCAATACGAGTGGCGAGCGATGAGCCATTGCCCATCGGCCTCGAACTCCCACTGCCAGCCTTCGGGCCGAGCTGGGTTGCGGCGGAACTGGACGCCGGGGAACAGCTCGATGATGGGGAGGTCGCTCATACCGACGCCTCCATCACCACGATCGGGTCGTACCACTCGGCGCAGAACAGGACGCGAGCACGCTTGTGTCCGCCATCGATCATGGCTTTCACGGCGATCGACGCGGCCAGGGCCTTGTCATCGTAGGCCTCGATCGCGCTGTCAGCCGCTTGCCAGGTGCGGCAGCCGCGACCGCGCACCTGTGGATGGTAGAGGCCTTTTGGAGCGTGGATGTGCAGGCCGGTCATGGTTGCACCGCCTGCATCAGCTCGGCCGGGACGCTGACGGTTTCGCCGAACGACCAGCACACAATGCAGCGCATCGCGGCTACCAGCGGCTCATCAGGATGGTTGTGGGCTTTGCGACGGTGTTCGCCCTTGCGGAAGATGGTCGCTCCCCAGTAACCGCTTTCGCGCCAGCCAGCGTTCGGACCGCCGTGCACGTGGATCAGGGCTTCCTTTGGCGAAAGCAGGACGCCGTATTTCTGGACCAGTGGGCCGCCCTGAGCCCAGTCGGTGGAAGGGGAGTAGCTGGATTTGAGCCAGGACTGCGGATCAGCGGCGTCGTGCGCGATGCCGATCACCCAGCAGCCGATATCGGCGGTGGCGTCGCGCAGTACGAAGCCTTCCGGTTTTTCGATCTGCGCGACAGCCCAGTCCAGCGGGCGCCCGACCAAGTCCGCGACGCGCACCTCTATAAGCGCGGTCACGATTGCACCGCCTGGACCAACTCGACGGGAACGCTGACGACTTCGCCCAGCGCTGCCCGCACTATGAGGCGGCAGGCTGCAATGAGGTGGGTGGGACCGACGCCCTGTTGCTCCTCATCCGCAGGGGCGGCGAAGGCGAGCCAGTTGTCAGCGTCTTTGCCGACGAACCCGATGGCGTGCTTGGCGATCAGCGGGCCGCCGATGTCCCAATCGATGTCCGGTCGGTAGCAGCCCCAGTCGTCGGTCCAGATATTGCCGAACTTGCCCGAGCCATCGTGGCGGCAGCACCACTCAACCGTTTCGGCCGAGCCCTCTGCCACCGCAACAGCGTAGGCCAGCAACGGGCCAGCCAGGTCCGCGACGCGCAGTTCGACGAGGGCAGTCAGCGGAGCTGGCGAGAGTTCGTGATCCTCAATGCCGCCTTCGATCCCGTCCTTATAGCGGACCTCGTAATTAGTGCGGCCTTCAAAGCCATCATCGTCCACGCTGGACACGGTCGCAGGTTTGCCTCGGTAGATCACGGACTGGTTACGCTGAAATCTTGGCGCGCCTGGAGTGCTCACGATTGCACCTCGTTTTCGTATGGAGGCAGGTTCTCCGGCTTGCGCGGCTCAAGGAACATCGCGTGTTCGCCTGCCGTGACGTAAGCCGGGATGTTCAGGATGTGCGAATCCCAAGTCGCATGGGCGTGATCGCGATACGGTGTTTCGATGCTCTTATGGTCAAGCCAGACCACTGGTGACTTGCCACTAAACCTGCGAACGGTGCAGCCCAGCTCTGTTTCCTTGCGGTCGCGCACCTGCTCGCCTTCCGCATCCTCGCGCCGGATATCCCACTTGGTGAGCGGAACAACGAGCAGGTAGCGGCAGCACTTAGCGCCGGCCGAGTAACCCTCTGGCGGCTCGGCACCTTCGGGATCCCAGCGCAGTTCGAGGCGCGGCATCGGCAGTTCGCTGGCTTTGAGCAGTGGCGGGTTGGGGGTATTGGTGGTGCTCACGATTGCACCTCCGGGACCGCCGTGAACATCCATGGCTCGGTGCGGAACGTCTTGATCCGCTTTCCGTCGACAACCGGCTCAAGTATCAACGAGGTGGTAGTCACGGCCGGGCCTTCGAGGAACAGCACTACGGCATCTCGCGAAAAGACGATCGAATGCACTTGGTCATGAGTCATGCCGTACCAGTCGCCTGCCCGGTAGCAGTGGCGATATCCCTCCCACCGGCTGACGGTCATGCTCTCCGTTTCGTACTGCCCAGGAGCCCCGCCGTATTCCATAGCGGTTAGGCAGAATTCATCACCAGCTTCAATCTCCTGGAAGACGATGTTCGTCACTTCGCCTCGCAGTACCAGGCACTGGAAGTCGAAGCGGTGGCTGTGCGGGGTGATGTGTTCGTACTGCCGGCGACTATTGATGAACAGGCGCGCGACGCCCTGATCCGACTTGGCCGCAAGCAAACTGCTCGTCAGCCCTGGGATTATGTAGTTTTGCAGCGGCGAGTGCGACAAGCGCAGCAGCTGCTCCAGATCCAGTCCGTTCATTCCTTTCTCCAGGCCCCGCAGGGCCGGTCGGTGGGTGGTGGGTTCAGTAGCGGGCGCCGCAGTCGTGGACGCGCTGGCGTTTCTCCAGTGGGCGCTGGGCTTCCAAGGCTGCTTGGCTCTCGCGGTGACGGGCCTCATCAATCTCCCATGGCGGCCGGCAGTTGGTGGGCAGCTTCTCGCCAGTTTCCACCAGGCGGCGGATCTCGGCGACCAGGGCTTTGGTGTCCAGCAGACGCTCGAACTTGCGACCGAGCGGGCGTGCTGGCTGATCGAAGATGTCCGAGTCGTGTTCGAACAGCGTCCAGCCGGAGCAGCTGCGGCCCATCGCGTAGAAGTAGCGGCCTTCGAGCGTGCAGCTGCGCTCGCGGCTGCTGTGCACGGTGAATTCAAGGCCGGCGACGCGAACGATCTTGCGCTCGCGGGCTGGCTGGGTGGTGGTGTCGGTCATGTCCTTTCTCCGGGCCTAAAAAAGCCGGTCACGAGTTGTTGGGTTTTCAGAAATCATCCAGACCAAGGCGCAGCACGTTGCCGGCCAGGTCGATGATCGTTGCGTGAGGTTTATCGCTGGCGGCTATCGCATCGCGGCGCTGGTCAGATGTCAGGGTGCGGTGGCCCTTCGGGAACCGCGGCGTCAGTCCGATCGATACCTGCTGCATGAATTTGGTTCGGCTGCGCGTTGGGTTGGCAATGATCACGGCATCCACCTCGGGCCATCGGATGCCCGTCAGCAGCACAGCGACGTTGACCAAAACCTTCAGATCTCCGGACAGGAAGCATTCAATGTTCGCTGTCCGCTCGGCTTGGTTTTGGCTGCCGAGAAGGGTTGCGGCGCGGATGCCTGCGTTTTCGAACAGTGCGCAGGTGCGCTCGGCGTGCTCGACGGTGATGCAGAACACGATCGCCTTCTTGCCGTCGCAGTGCTTGCGGTACTGGTCAATTGGCGAGCCGATGTGCAGATCGTTGAACTCGTCGGCGGTCACGAAAAACTTCGGCTGACAGACGCGGCCATCCTCGATCAGCTGCTTGAACGGTTGGGTTGCGGTGGCCTGGCTCATGCCCTTTCCTCGATGGTGACGCGGTTGCGAACGATGGTGAGCGCGCTGCCGTCGCCGAAGGTGAACTGATAGGTGTCTTCGTGCCGGTTGCCGCGCATCATCGCGCACTGGTGGGTGGCGACAGCGCGGATCGGCGTGGCGCGCTGGTGGGTGCGATGGATCTCGCGGGCGATGCTCATTGCGGGCGGCTCGCGTCGGTGTGTCGCTTGATGCGGCCAACCTGCTGGGCGTGCATGGCGAACGAGAAGGCCCCGGCATCGCGGCGCGCGAAGTGGTGGCTGCCGATGCTGACCGCGATGACGCGTCCGGATGGGCCGCGGTACTCGATCGCGCCGGTGCAGCGTTCGTAGGTGGTGCGCAGCAGGCCATAGGTCATCAGCGGCGTCAGCAGTGCGTCCAGCTCGGTGCCTTCGATCATCTTGATGTCGGCAGACTTCAGGGCTGCGGTGCGCTTCTGGCGTGGACCCAGCGACCAGTCGCGCGGCACGAGCGTCCCATCGGGGCCGGCGTCGAAGCTCTGCAGCGCTGCGCCCGAAGTGCCAGACAGCGGAATGAAGCCGATGAAGTCGGGCTGCTTGATGCCAGCGGCGAAGCTGCCGGTGTTGATATAGAAGCCAGTGATGCCGGCGGCTTCCAGGCGTGCGCGGATGGCGGCTTGCAGAGTCTTTTCCATGGTGCAGCTCCCTTCTTGCGTTGTTGATGGGAGCAATTGTGCCTGCGTTGATCATATTTGATCAATAGGCCAATGAATGCAGGGCAATACTGATTTGATCTAAGGATATGCCGCTTTGATGCTCATCGGGCATAAGGGCGCCGCGGGAGTGCGCAGCTATATAGAAGGGTGGGCCGATCGTCGCCTGGCGAGCAGTCAAGGCAGCCGGCTGCCAGAGTGTCCGCCCGGTCACGTGCCCCGGTCAACCGTAGCACTCTGATAGCACCCTACCGATTTTCCACCCCTTCGCGCACCCACGACCGCCCTCGCCATGGGACGCTTGCCTCATCACAACGGGGTGCCTCGACACCGCGCAGCGGCGGCAACGGGGGTTCAGATGGGGCTGTCAGGCCGGTTACGGTTACCCAGATGAGCTGTGCGGTAACCGGGCCTTGAAAACCCTCACAACCCAGCAAACACGGGCGGTATAGCGCGGTAACTGCCTGTCCGGTTACCTTTGCGGTTACCGCTCAGAGGTAACGACGCAAATCGTTATGAATCAAGCACTTACGAAACCCCGTTACCGGCCCGTTACCCTCAAATATGATCAACGGCCCAGCAAAATAAGGCGTTTACCGGGGACGGTTACTCTGCGGTAACCGGGTAACCGGAAAACAGAGACAATATATTATAAAAGAGAGATACCTCTCTCACACACAAACCATATAACTCTCACATGACTTCTATATATCCAGTTACTCAGTTACCTCTCTCTATATCTATATCTATTTATAGAGATATAGATATATAAATAAGGGGTTTTGAGAGGTAACCAGAAGGGTAACCAAGGAGTAACTGACGGTAACCGGCCTGCTTTTGCCTGCGCAGCGGGCTTCCCGACGAGTGGTTCACCAGAAGTACCGCGAAACCTTCCCGGGACAATGAGCAAGTGCGTATGATCCGCACAAATTCCATTGCCCGACAGGCGGTAGTGATGCAGCACCCCGGCACGCAGTATTTCGAACACGACCTGATGCCAGGCAGACCGATGTTCCGCTGCGATGGCATGCGAGCCGACCTGCAAGTGGACAAGTGCGCCGACATGTGGCGCGAAGCGAATGGCAAGAACCCTCCCGAACGTCTCGCAAAGTGCCGCAACTGCCCCATCGGTGCTGCCCACTCAGGTGAGGTGGAGTTCGACGTGTCGGTGTTGCGCGGCAGTTCGATCTGCTCCCGCTGTCACCGCGGCGGCATGAGGCTCATCGGTGCGGACATCTGCGTCTCGTGCTGGAACCGTGCTCGCGAAGTCATCGTCGGGCGCAATGCCAAGGGCAAACCCCCAACCATCCATCCCCCCATGGAAGCCCGCACCATCCGCGTTCGAGCAGGTGGCGAGACGATCGTGATCAAGCGCGACCA